ATGACTGTTATTTCCACAAATATTTCCAATCTGCTAGCCTTTCCATATCGAATTCAAAATCTCGAAAATGGTCATTTAGTGCACGAATCGATTAATCCGCTGTTTGATGTGCCGAAATATCGTCATACTAATGAGGTGTTTTTCAAGGCGTTGAAAGATGAGGGCTGGCAGTGTTGCCCTGATGGTTACGCTGTCTATGTACGAAGATTTCAATATCCAGGAAATTGGTTATTGGTGTTACATGGTCTTAAGGTAAAAGGCATATCGACCTATCGAGGAGCAGCTGTTGGCCTTACAGTCAGAACTGATCGGTCTAAAGTCGAAGAACATGTAAATAAATATCTGAGCTCAATAGCTGTCGCAAACGATGCAATAAAAAATGAAATTTCTGGGAGTATCCACGAAATTCGCAGTGTTAACGCTGCCTTATATCACGCTGCAGTGGAACTTCAGGGCAAGCTCATTAATCAAGGTGTGGTTGAAGCCTTGGCTCGGAATACAACCGCACTGTCAGAGCTACTAGCAGCTAGGATTACGCTCGTTGATGCGATTGCAAGCGAAGGTCTTATTACACAAATTGAGCGTAAGCCCATTGCTATTTATAAGAAGTTCGACAAGATGCAGAAATGCTTTCAAGCATATAGCAAAGCAAAAAAAGTAGATATCAAAATGAACGGCGATAGTCGACTGGAAGTTTCCGGTGATGACCTTTCTGAACTGATTCCACTTCTGCTTATCGATAATGCAGTTAAGTACTCTCCCCAAAAATCTACAGTTAATATTGAAGTTGTAGACGAAGCAGATCGGGTTACATGCTCTGTAACGTCACTCGGGCCACGTTTAGAACCAGGCGAAGATGACTTGATCTTCCAACGAAATTATCGAGGTAAAAATGCTAGTCAAGCCGCCACTGGCAATGGCATTGGCCTATGTTTCTTGAAACAGCTCATGGCGGCTCACGGCGGTTCAGTCCGTGTTTCTCAAAGCGCGCAGCGGAAAATGGTAGGGAACGTCGCATTCTGCGACACAACTTTTTCCTTGGTGTTCCCTACTTGGTTAAAAATTTAGAAATTGGCCCCTTTTGATTAATTAAATGACGGCTTTGGGTCAATAGCGGACACTCGATACCAGACTTATCAGTGGCAGGAAGCACTAGCTTTATCTCTGACACAGCCGCGCCCAAGTCTCAGCCTCCGTTTCCACGTAGCGCAACACTCTGATCGGCGTGGCGTCAATCTCAGCATCAGATCGCCACTGGAACGGACGCTGGACGGCAGCGCAGTAGCTACCGCCACCGAGTGTCCCGCATCCGCTGACGAGCGCGATCACGCACAGCATCATCGTCCAGGCGCTCAATCGTTTTAGCTGCATCACGTCCTACCTCCACGGCGGCCATGTCCGCCTTTGTTTGTTTCTGCTCTTCCTGGGCCCTTCCCTGACGCCGACCTACATGCAATAGCGCCAGACCAGCAAGGACCAGGCCGCCCAGCAAGCCAAACCAGCCTGCCACCTTTCCCCATAGCGTCTTAAACAATGGCCGCTCCTATCTTGATTGCCTCAGCCCCTGACGCGCCCAAGAAACGAGCGCGGTCTGCAGCGCGACGACGGCGTAGCCCCAGTAGCACCTTGCCGCCTGATTTGTTCCAGCGCGGGAATTGCTCAGCAGCACTGGCCTGGTCGCCGGCATTAAATAAGCGGACCAGCGTAGAGCCTTGAAATGCGGATACGCCAATGTTGTAGGCCAGATCCACCATGGCATCGAGCTGGGCCTGGGTCGCAGGACGAGTCAGTGCGTTCAGAACACCAGGCACGAACTCATGGGCCAGCCGGCGTTGCAGACGTTGGTCGGCCTCAGCCTGAGTGATGCGCAGGCCTTTCACCACATCTGGCCCCGTGTCGCCCCAGCCGATGGTCCAGACCTTGCCGTCGGCATCCCAGTAGGCTTCCAGCCGGCAGCTCTCGAAATACCACAGGATGGCCAGGCCGTCGGCGGACATGCCCGTCGGTGAAGCCTTCTGTGGCTCTGGCGTGGCCTGCTCTGCTTTCTGTGGCCGAAAAAAAAGGGCCAGTAGGCCCGAGATAAGACTCAACAACAATTTCATTCTGTTTTTCCTCCAATGGCGCCTTCGCGCAGTTCAGTCATTACTTCGAGCAGGTCAGCCTTGCGCCGCTTGTCGAAAAAGTTGAATGCCCAGCGCACAACAGCCCAGCCCGGCAGCCCACATGCGAACGCTAATCCAAGCATGGCCACCAGCCCCACCGGGTTGTTAGCCCAGTGGTGCAGCTCGTAATGCTGAATCACCGCCGCACCGCCCGAGATCGAGGCCACCACGGTACTGATCACCCCCACGATCCATTCGGACTGCGTGCGCGGCCGCAGAATGCACATCACCACCAACGTGGCCAGGCCTGCGCCAATAGCCCCCATCCCTGCTATCCCTCCCATTGCTTTCCAGACGGCCAGACCAGCCGCCGATGTCCCCGTGCTTGTCGGTTCCAAGTCCTTCCCCTTGTGTAATACGGTCGGCATAGCTGTCTCCCGTGATGCGCTGCAAAAGCAGCAGACTTAAAAAAAGCCGCTAGACGGCTGGCTCTTCGATCGGTTCTGGCGGATCTGGCAATGGCTCTAGATCCAGGTCCACTTCCGGCTCAATATCAGGCTCGGGTTCCGGTACCGGCTCAGGGTCTGGAACATACACCGGATATAAATCTGGGTTTTCAGCGAAGCGCAGGCTCACAAAACGCCCTTCCAGAATATCCACAGGCTTCCCGTTGGTGGCACGTCCCGTGCTGAAGTCCGGTTCATATGTACGAATTTCCAGAGTTTTGCTCTGTGCATCTTCTTCGTAGTCCAGCGTGAAGTAGATGTTGTTATTGCGGTCCTTTGGTGTCTCGATATACCAGCCGTCGCGGCTGAGCAAAGGCACACCATGAAGCACATAGTGCCCTACACCAAGTCGCTCAAACCGTACCCCTTTGATCTCAAGGTGGTCCGTCTTTTTAAAGCCATCGGCAGCCAACTCGACAATGGGCGACGCCTTCTTAATGAAGCCATTGCTATCGACCGTAGTATTGCGGTCGTGCCAAAGTTCGCAGGCGGTTTGCCATGTAGCATTAGGTACATCCCATCCTTGCATGTAAAACTTGGAGCTATAAGGAGCAGTTGAAATGCGTAAGCCGCCTCGTTCACTCTCTCCATATTTGTAATCAATGAAGAACGATCCGCCGCCGAAAGGGACAGAAGCGGTAGAGTAATACCAACCCGTGGGGTTTGCACTTGCCCGCCCATTTGGTGGATTCGCTTGCGATCCGCCCCAGCCATAATCGCCAGCTCGAAGCACCTCAGAAAAACCGCCCCAGGTGCTGCTTGTGCGACCACGCACTGCTATTTTCCCGCTGCCAGTGACAAAAACTTGGCCTGCGGAGGCGCCAGACTGACGGTGAATGACTAAACCTGAATTATCAGCGGATGTGGTCCCAAACGGCAGGCCCGAATTACCACCGATCGTAGAAGTGACATAGTAAAGCCCTGCCCCCACATTCAAAGCTGAGAGGTCCTCGCCGGGAAACACATCAACGCCCGCCAATGCGCCATATTTACCCAGCCCCGAATGCCCGACGTGCATCAACTCCTTCCAGCCTTGAGCGACACCGTTATTTACGTTCTGGTACCAGAGAGCATCCGCAACCGGAGAGCCGTAAATGTACGTCTTATAGGAGCCAGACCAACCAAACTTGATATACCCGTCACCAGACTGGTTTACGGGCTTACCTAAATTAGCCCCGGCCCCCGAGCGATAGAAGCCATTGGACGAATTATTCAAAATCAGCGGGTCTGCTTCTAAACCATTGTTTATCCCTAGTCCCCAATCCCCAATACGTGCAACTCGACCAGAAGTGCTGTCGTTGGCAGCTGTAGACAACGTCCCTGTGGACGCCGTCCCTAGCCCAGCAACTTGAGCTGGCAACTGGCCAAACTGATCAACAAATGCCGATAAGCGATCAGCACTTTGCTTTACATACCCCTGGACCGGAATAATCCAGTACGTCTGGCCCGTGGCAGATGCCCCTTGATAAGCCGGGGTAATCGACAGCGACGTGTTGCTCGCAATATTCGTGATTTCATACACTCGCCCATCTGGCCCCTGCAAGCCATCACCGACTCGGACATTCTGAACCCAAGACGTACCAGTGCCCGTGACCGTGGCGCTATTGGCGGTGACTTTAATCGTTCCTGCTCGATACCAAGCCATTCTTTACTCCCAATAAAAAAGCCGCTTATTAAGCGGCTGGATACTTTTCTTTAACGGCTCGACACTGAGCCACCCACTGTTCAACATCGGGCGGTAACTGCTGGCCCTGCTCCTGCATATGTCGTGCTAGCTTGTACACCGCATCGAGCTGTTCCCCGATATCGGGGTATTCTCTGCGTCGACGCTCAGCGTGGTTGTTTGGCTTGTGGTGGATTTTCAACTATGTACCTCCCGTCCAGATAAGGCCAGCGGGTGACCATGACTTCATAAGTGCCAGGGAACTGAAAAGACAACTCCACATCCCCCCCATCGATGCACTCATACTGCTGGTCTTCGATCGTAATCATGCTACCGGGCCGGACACCCACAAGAATCGACCCCTCGACAGTCACAGGACAGGGCTGACGCTTTCGCGCCTGGCCATAGAACCACCAAGAGTCATCCAGCGCCCCAGGTGCCCAGCCCCCCTCCCAAGCCGCAAGCGTCGGCCCAACTACAAACTGCTGCGGACCAGACACGGTCTGCTGAAAACGGCCACCCTTGAACAACGATATAACTTTCATGATCACCTCATTGTGCAAATCACCGATATACCGGCCTGGGAAAACCACCTTTTGAAGCCTGATAACGTGGACCGCTGTCGCAATACAATGACATGCGTCCCAGCCGCGATGCGTGTCTGCAGAACCATTGACCCTGACCCTCCTGGGCCGCTGATAATCGAGCCGTAGGAGATCCAATCTACCCTGAGTTGATGCTCATAAAAGGCCCCTCCCTCGCTCAACCCTCCTTGTACGCTCGCGCTGATAGTCACATCGGCTTCGTATGGCAGGGTAATTGTGACGCTAAGATCCCGTTCTAAATCATAAGACTCACCGGCATCCGCAGATGCCCCTCCTTGGATTGCCACCGCATTGCCAGCAATACGTAATGTGTCCACCTCTGCATGGCCGATTTTTGCCCGCGTGATTGCAGCGTCTTGAAGCTTGGCGGAATTAATCGCAGCATCTTGAATCTTGGCTTGCGTAATTGCCGCATCAGAAATCTTGGCGCTGGTAATCGAAGCATTACCAATCAAGGCAGTGTTCAGAATGCTGGCACCACCCTGAACGGAAAACACCGTGGCGGGTACTCCATTGACAGCGTGCATCACCGCAAAGCGATCAGCCAAAACAGCGAAGGTTGACTGAGTGACTCCTGACTCATTCGTCAGATCAAGCCCCACCCCAGCGACATACTTCACACCGTTCTGATTGCCTTGAAGCTTCACAGCCCAACTTGACGCAATCTTTCCATCCAGCGTGGCTATCGCGTCAGTTGACTGTTGCACAGAGGCCGCGACATCACCGATGCTGGACTGCACCTGCTGATTCACTTGTGCCTGCGCTGACTTGTTGTCGGCAACGGTCTGCCCCACAGTCTGGATCGCGGATTTGTTGTCAGCGACACCTGACTCCAACTGCGAAATGCTTGTGGCCTGGGCCGTCACCTCTCCATCGATACGAGACACATCAGTTTTCAGCAAATCAAGTGCGCCTGCCTGACCAGCAACCTGTCCGTCCAGCCCGCCAAGCGACGTTTGAAGCTGATCGAGCTTGATGGCTGTGGATTGATCAAGCGTAGCGACAACATCAGATAGCGAACCGATCTGGGCGGTATTGTCTCCGATCTGAACCCCGAGCTGCTCGTTGACCGTGGCCTGCGCCTTTTGATTATCGACAACCGCTTTTTCTGTGCGCTGAATCCATGCCCTGCTGTCCAACTCGTTCATAACGGCGTCCAGCTGGCCCTGGCCATCGTCCTCACGCAACGAGGCAATGATCGACGAGGTACGGGCAGCTTCAGAGGTCACCACGCCATCGATCTCGGAAACAGATGTTTCCAGCTGATCTAACGCTTGGGCTTGGCCTGAAACCGTGCCGTCCAAACTGGAGAGATCAGACTGCAGGTTCTGGTTAAACGTGGCCTGAGCGGCTTTATCATCAGCAACCGTCTTGCTCACGGTCTGAATCGCGGCAGCATTCGTCGCGACTCCAGCGAGCGCATCATCAGCCGCTTCCTTTGCCGCTGCAGCCTCTGCGGCTGCATCAGTTGCAGCTTTGTCCGTCACCGCCACCCACGCGCTACCACTCCAGCGCTTTGGCGTGTTCGCACCGCCTGTAGTGTCGATCCACAGTGTTTTGCTGTTGCGATATGACGCTGCTGGCGTCGCAGACTGAATCAGCACATCCGACTTACCGCTGGCAAGCCCGGAGGCCTGTGCCGCTGCTTGAGCTGCTGCATCAGCATCACGCTGAGCCGCTGCTGCTTTGTCATCGACACGCGTCACGCTCGACTCAAGCTGAGATATATTTGTCGCTTGCGCTGTCACAGCGCCATCGATACGAGACACATCAGTTTTCAGCAAATCAAGTGCGCCTGCCTGACCTGCCAGCTCACCATCAAGCCCACCGAGCGTTGACTCAAGCTGATCAAACTTAATGGCTGTGGACTGATCGAGCGTAGCGACAACATCAGATAGCGAGCCGATCTGGGCTGTGTTGTCCCCGATCTGGACTCCGATCTGCTCGTTGATCGTGGCCTGGACCTTGTGATTGTCGACAACCGCTTTTTCGGTACGCTGAATCCAGGCACGACTATCCCACTCATTCAGTGCTGCATCCAACTGGCCGTTGCCGTCATCGTCACGCAGAGATGCGATGATTGATGATGTACGGGCCGCTTCGCTAGTCACCAAGCCGTCAAGCTCAGTGACCGATGTCCTCAGCCCTTCCAACAGCTGAGCCTGGCCAGAAACCTCGCCTCCCAACTCAGTCAAATCAGACTGCAGTGCCAGAATCTCTTGAGATTGTGCGATCAGCTCGCCGGTCAGATCATCAAGCGACACCTCCGCATTGCTCATTCGCACTAGCAACGATGCGACCGCTTGGCCAAGCGAATCGTAATCCCCGATTTTTTCCCAATAGGAGGCGTTTCCTACTGGAGTTCCAGCGGGAACATTCTTGATTGCACGATATAGCGATCCATCAAACTTAACGATCTGTCCTGCAAGGTACTGAGCCTGAGCATCCCAATTTGGAGCGCCGACGATATCCGCTACTTCAGCCTGCAACGCATTGATCTCATCCTCCAGGCCAATGACATCGATCCCCAAGTCTGTGAGCACATCCTTGATTTGCGGGATTTCGGCAATTTCAACTGCATGGCGATCAACATCCTGGCGAATACCATCTACTTCCACGCCCAGGTCGGACAGGGTCTCTTTGATGCTGGGTATCTTGCGGATATTCCCCATCAGCAAGTCACCCATCCCTCCTGCAACAATCTCCTCAGTGATCAGCCCGTTGTAGTCGCTAGCCACCTGGTTGGGGGTGCCGCGTACGCCCGGACCGCTCTCTGGATACCATGGACCTGGCTGGTCGGCATCATCTCGCACACGAGCCCAGAAATAGAACTGGCTGTTAAGCGCCAAACCCATCATGTCATACGAAGACTGCGGATAGGTAAACAACCCCAGCAACGTCGCATCGAGAAAATCAGCGGTGGGACTATGCCAAATTTCAATGTATCGCAGCGAAAGTGCAGACGGCCAGCCCCAGGCAATACGAATCCCCCAGTTAAGAGACTCAACTGTCAACTGAGATAACGCAGGCGGTGGTAGCATCGTGGCGGTAATATTGCCTTGCCACACCTTCCAAGGTCCTGGCATTGCCCCAACAGCTCGAGCTCGTACCCACCAAGGCCCCGCAGGAAGTCGAATGCGAATCGAGGGGACTGTATCGGTACCCAAGGGTGCCCAGCTCGCACCGAGGTCATCACTCGCTTGAAACTCATACCCCTGTGCCCCACGCGCTGGCGTACACGCGGCAATCTGCTCACCCGACACGGGAGTGGCATACACCGAAACCTCATCAACAACGGGCGCATTAGGCGCCATTGGCAATAAAGAAGGTGGGTTGGGAGGAGGCACCACCCCTCCATTCTCGGCCACGTGGACCGATTCGGCGTAATTCACAAAATCAAGCGCAACACAACCCTGCTCGTCTGGCGTTGCGCTGACCGCTTGCGCCAACAGCGAACGACGCTCCCCAGGTCCGAACTGATAATACGTAAACTCTTCGCCCTGGCCATCCGACACGAACACCATGTACCCATCGATCAGATCAGCAATTACCATTTCCCGGTCATGTGATCCAGCGACAACCCGAAATGGGCCGTCAGGCGAGCCGTCTTTCTTGCGCAGATTGATGTAATGATTCTCGCCTGGCCACCACTCCAGCGGTTCAGAGGTCGTCAGGGTTTTGGTGTCAGGGTCGTATTCTTCAATAAACCCGCTCAACCCCCACTTCGGCACATCATGGCTAATTTCAACAAGATCACCGTAACGTGGGATATTGCCCTCAAGCTCTGTTTGGAACGACACAAACCGGCGCTGATCACGGTTTTGCGCTGCCAGCGAAATGCCTTCCCGCCATGCTTGATCGCGCTTAACAATGCCTGGGATCTGCAAGCGGTATGGACGCAGCATAGCGCTGCCAGGCAATGCACACACCACCTCATCTGGCTGCCATGTCTCTTCATTGATAAATTCGACAATGACGTGATCAGGACTGTCGTGCTCAGGAAACACGTAATCAATGGAAAAGGTGTTGGTGACCATGTTGCCCGGCGTAAACATCTGCGTCTTGACCGTTTTCGGCTCATTACGGATGCAGTCAATCACGCCAGCGTAGTACATGGGCATAGCCCGTCCCACGCGAGCAATCCGCGTCAAAGCATCCCAGAGCGTCGTAGCCGTATCAAACACACCGTCATAGGTATCTCCGCGTGCCTCCCAAATTTGAGCCAAGCGATACAACCCACGCAAATTAATGCGACTGTCTGACAGACCGCGGCCATATGTTGAATTCTTACAGGCGTCCGCAAACGCCCAGGCTGGGTTGCGCGTAGCCTTCATCGTCAACGACCAGCCGTTCATGGGGTCCCAGGTACGCAGCTTACGTGTTGCAATCACATTGACCCGCCGAGCAGTAGACTGGTTCAAACTATTGGTAGCACGCGCCACAACGGCTAAAAGCGTAACGTCGCCATAAGACTCTTTCGAAGGCAGATACGCCCGCATCCCCGCCCAGACCACAGTGTTCTGATTCTGTTCACTAAGAACTTTGGGGTTCACACGAATTGCTCGAACCTCATACCGACCGTCAGGCACATCATGCCGATAAGATCGGGTTTGAGGGGTCGCCGTATTGTCTTGCCAATACCCATCAGTCAGCAATGTCCAGTCACCTAGCGCAGCGCCTAAATCATCAATAGGCCGAACCTCAACATGCCATTGCACCCACGATGTCCGCAGTCCATCTCTGTGTGCATTGAAGAGTCCCGCTGGCACAGCCATATCGATGCCAATGGCATTGCATGTCGTACCTGCTGGGTTCGAGACGAAAGGTCCGACATACCCTCCACCACCCTCTTCGTTTGCCGCTTTAAGCTCAATGCCTTGGACGGCGTTCGATGTCACAACATTATCTGGGAACAGCGTCACTTTCTCGCCTGGTCGCACAACCTCCCATGTGACCTCTGCGAAGTTCTCAATGGGTGTCTCTTCGATCCGAATCTTCTCAATATCGAGCTCACCCTGCCCCAAGCAAAACAACTGGTACAGAAAAACGTTATTTGAGTCTGTTTCGGTATACGGCTGCGCGGCAAAGTCGGGGTACACACGAAAGCGGCCATACTGAACAGGGATCGACTCCATAAGTCGCGCCGTATTGCCTTGGGCTCCGATCGTATAGGTCGGACTGGACTGCTCACGGGCCATGGTGCTGGGCGGTTTAGCTGGCGGGAAAATAGCAGACAGGAGCATACCGCCGGCCACCATTACAGCGGTAGAGGCAATCGCACCAGCAACAGACATCCCAATCGTCGTTGCTCCAGCGGCTACACCTGTTGCTGTCCCGTATGCAGCAGCGGCCAGTCCTCCGGTATAAACAGCAGCCACAGCTAGCGCAATCATTGCCACCATCTGCAATGGATTAGACCCACCACCACCCGCAGGGAGTAGCGCAACGAACACGACATCCTCAGATTTCAGCCGGTACGCCCACTTGTCCTGCGTCAACCAATTGCCATTCACCTGCACAACAAAGGTGTGGTTGCGGACAAGCGAACGACCACGACCGCGAATGAGATGTTCACGGCGCAAAACAGTATCCAGGCGCGTTCCAGCACACGCAGAAGTCTCGACCCGATCTAACTGCGGACGAAAGGGATTCTTGCAGATAGTGATATTAGGCATGGATTCGGTAAAACGTAGGACGGGCAAAGCCCATGAAATTCAGATCTCGCAAGGCCGTGAACACAACGCCCTTGCCCTCAAGCGCATGCAGGACACCGCCGCCGTCAAGATCAAGATAGATGCCGACATGCGGGTCATTACCGTCCCGCAGCAAAACGCCATCGCCATGCGCCGGGCACTCGACGATCTCCCATTCCCCCGAACGCATCTTGCGCGCGTACATCTCACGTGTCGGGTCGCCAAACTCAACATCGGGTATACCGCCGCCGAAATAAATTGCGCGGCAGTGCAGCAACAAGCCCCAACAGTCATATTGATCCGGCCCGCGAGCACCTAAGCGCCAGCCAAGGCCGATATAGCGATTGGCGTCATCAGAGGTCATCAGCGCACCAAGCCAGGGAAACGGCTTGCCATGTACTTTTCAAACGGAAAGGCAAAATTGTGAACATCAGACAGCGAAGCAGTGCCAGATACTGACGTCCCTGTCACCGACACTTTCGACAGAACCATATTCAATGGAGGGTCCATCTGCGGCCTAGTCAGATCGGTGGACAAATAAGGCCGGTAGGTGACTTCGATAGGCTCACGTTCGGCAATGGCTGCCTCAATATGGCCAACCACTTCACGGCTCACTCCATCGATGGTGATCTGCAATTGGGGGACTTTGCCCTCTTCAAACCCCGGCAACTTGAACCGGAATGCGCCAGCGATGAACTCAACATGTTCACCGGAATGTAGTGGCGCATCTCCCTCCAGCTTAGCTGTGATGTTCTCGTAACCGATCACGACACGAATGGCCGTTGGTAGACCAGAATCATCCCGGAATGCCGGGTGCCGAACCTCCAGCGTATCGAAGATCACGCGGTCGGTCGGTGCCGAGGCGTAGGCTTCTTTCAGTGCCTGTTCAAGTGACATTTCAAACGTCCAATAAAAAGCCCCGGACAGTGCCGAGGCCAGAAATAGGAAAGCCCGCCGAGGTGGAATGCCTGGCGGGCCTAGTGTTATGTTACGAGTTCCTACACAAGCAACGTAACGGAGATAATCATGTTGGATGGATTTTGGACTGTGTCCTTCAGTGCCACAACAGATATGGGTGCCGGCGTAATTGCCATTCAGGGCGGCAAAGCCACAGGTGGCGACTCATCATTCACGTACATAGGTACGATTACAGAAGATGAAAGTGGGAATTTTGCTGGCGAGCTGAAGGTCGATCGGCACAACAACCTTCTGCCCGCTGTAATCCCCGGCATGGACAACTACGCACTTGCAATTTCCGGAAGAGTATCCGGTGCCAGTTTTGAGGCAACAGGAAGAGTCAAAGGGAACGAATCAATACAGATGACTATTAAGGGCAAGAAGGTCGCGTAGACCCAATAGCTGCGCCTTTCCGTTTAGGGCGGAAGATATCGTCTTCCGACCCCTTTTCATTGCCACCAAATCCCACAAACTGCACGGCCTGACGTTTCACCATTTCAATCTCCAAAAAGAAACCGGACTCAGCCGGTTAAAAGTTGCTCATCGTCTCAAGTTGGCCAGACACTTTCCAATGCCCGCCGCCGATTCGGTCCTCTGTTGGTGCTCCAAGCCACCGACACCGCTTTTGCATGATTCCGCCTGGGCCATCGACCGTCACCATGAACCAGTCCGTGTACCCGTTTAGCGTATTCACGCAAAAGTCGTAGTACTCGTCATACTGGCCTCCCTTAACAAGAAAGCTGACAGGAATCGTGATTGGAAAAACACGAAACCTGCGCCGCGTCCGAGCCATGCCATCGTCCATGTCGGTGCGAGTGAACGGGTCTTTCGGCTGGCGCTGAAATCCGTCCAATAGCGGAACGTCCAAGGGCCATACTGGTATTGCCATTTCTTACCCCAATTTCGGCGTCAGTGCGTAGCGCCGTTCTATGGCCTGCCCAACAGCCCCTTGACCAGATGTGATACCGCCTGCAACGCGACGCTCGAGCTGTTTAAACATGATGTCCAGGTCAATACCGCCATTCTGGTTGCGCCTGGCCGATACCTCTGGCTGGCCCTGTGCACCATGGACGTTGACGTTGATTTCCGGAAGTGCGGATGAGGTAATTGATGGAAGCCGTGGACTGCCAGCCATTCCACCAAGCGAATGGCCTGGTCCACGCAGTGCACGACGCAACTCATTGAACCCAGCCTCGCCACCCAAGGCGCGGATCTCGTCCTGGTTTAGTACTCCCTCACCTTTGTGAACAATACCGGCAGGCTCATATCTACCACCATCGCCGGTATAGCCGCCTGAAGACAGGGGCATCAACGGGCTTGTAGGCGTAAACCCACCGCTGCCCCCAAGACTGCCCATCGTGAAATTTTGATGAGCGCTAACGCCACTTAATGGGTTAAAAAGACTTCCAATAGCACCGGCCAACGGCCCCGTGATGCTTTGCTGAATGGCGATGCGAATCATGTCTTTGATGATCGAATCAGCCAGAGATTTGAAGTCCATCTTGCCAGTGGTGACGAAGCTGGTAAGCGCATCCTCCATTCCTTTGAAGGCGTTACCAACCATATCTCCCATTGACTGGTAAACATTAGCCGCCTCATCCGCATAGTTGATCAGCGCATCCTTAGCGCCGAGTACCCAGTCTCCTTGAATTGCCAGCTTCTTATCGTGGTACTCACGTACTATCGCAAGTTCTTTTTCCATCGATTCGCGGATCAACGCCAGATCACTGTCTGACAGCCCCTGCGCCGAATTGCGTCGAGCCTCTATCAGACTTCGGTAACGGTCCTCGATCTTGGCCAGATCTGCATTTAGCTCACGAACCTGATCGCCCTGGCCAAAAGACTCCAGGTCGCGCATGAACTGAATCTGGGTAACGGATTGCTGCAGGCGTAGATCGCCCAGGATGCGCTCCATCTCTGTCTGCTTCTTGGTGCTCTCCAGCGAGTTAGCGTAGGTCAGGTTGATGCTCTTCAGCGCCTTGTCGTAGTCTTCGGCGGATACCTTGCTCAGCCTTCGAGCATCGCCCAGCAGAGCGAGATTCTTATGCAGGTCTTCGAGCGCCTTGTTTTCGGGAAGATGGGTATCTAGCAGGGACTTGATAGACGTTGCGTAGTCTTTGGCTGCTTTTGCGCCTTCTTTTGCGCCGCCGCTGGAGATGGTATTGGCAAAGATATTCCTGATCTGTGCCTCCGCCTCCTTGCTAACGGCAATGGCTGCCTCAGCCTGATCAAAACCAGCAAGCATGTTTTGCAAAATGCCGCTTGCCACATCACCCGATACTTCCCCACGCGCGAAGGCATTTGTTGCAGCGATAAGAGCCTGAGTCTTAATCGCCAGCAGCTCAACCTTCTGCCGCTCAATGTCTAAGGCTCGGATATTATTCTGAGCCGCTTCAATGGCCTTCTTGTCCTTATCATCAATAGCAGACTGAAGTTTTTTGAACGCATCTGTCTGAGCCGTGACAATGCCGGCCATTTCCTGCTGCAGTGAATTCGCGCCAGCCTGTGCTGCTTCAAAAGCCCCTAATTGCTTGGCGTTCATACCTATTACGTCACGCGCATCAGTCAGCTTCTTCAGGTATTCATCCCACTTCTCAATGCCTATTGCAGCGTTGAGGCTGTTTAGGCTGCTCACACTCCCCTGTGCTGCTGCCCCCAATTCTTCATACAGTTTTTTTACTGCAGCAAGTTTTTCGGATTCATCATTAGCTTTCTTTTGGGCTTCTGCGAAATTCGCGGCCGCAACTAGCCACTTATTTAACACGTTCTGGGGAATATCTAGCTTACTCCCCATTTTATTGATCACCGCATCAAGCTCTTCGCCTTTTTTCTCAGCTTGACTCAGTGCCTCAATCATCTCAAACAACCCATCCTTGGCCGTGCGAAATTGTGGCAAATCAGAGGTTTCAATACTCCCCAAAAGACTTATAAATGCCCCCTCTGCTTTCTTTGCTGACTCCTCTGCTATTTCTGTGTACTCGACCAGCTTTCCTGCCATTTGGGTTCTGCCAAGCTCTTTAAATTTCCCCACAACATCATCTAGTGGTTGAGCCATTTCCTCTAGAGTCTTTTTTACTCGCTCTGAACTGCCTTGAAAATAAAAAAATGCAGAAGAGGCCAGCCCCGCTGCAAGTGTTATGGCGCCGATTGGACCGCCCACCAAACCGAGCATAGAGGTCCCTAGCGCCCTATTGGCAGTCGCAACTGAAGCAGACGCCGCTGCAAGATTCCTTTCTGCATTTGCCAACAGGGATGTAGCCACCAATTTTTCTTTTTCACTGACTGCCGCAGCCAGGGTCGCTCTAGCCTGCTCTACACGGGCTGCTGCTACTGAACGGGCTGCAAGGGCAGCAGCACGGTCTGCATTAGCACCAGCAATTTTTGCTACTGTTAGCTTGCCCGTCTCTATTCGAGCCAGACCTGTTTTAACGGAGTACGCGGCTAAAGCAGCCCCGCCCACCACCAAGCCAGCATTCAAAACACCATTTAAGTTTTCACCCAGAAGCCCCAACCCTGACGCTAATGCGGCAGTGGCACCACTGGCCTCATTTTGCCAGCCAATGTACTCCCCAAAGGCAGTATTCAAGTTTGTGAGAGCATCTCGCACCGTAGTAGGCATACTCTCAACCTGCTTGATGACAGGCTCATACGCTGACACTAAGGCCTTAGCCATCATTTCGGCGGAGATCTTGCCTTCGACGCCCAGTTGACGGATTTCCGCAGCTGTTTTCCCTGAGCTTTTAGCCAAATGCTCAACAATGGTGTCTGCTGTACTGTAGATCGTCATCCAGGCCTGAGCATCCACCCGACCACGTTGGAATGATTTGGCCAACGCTTCCATAGCTGCCGCACCGCGCTCTGCATTAGCCCCGTTTACCACTAGCAGACCTGAGAACGCATCCACCGCATCAATGCTCTGGTCCAGACTCAGCCCCATTTCGCGGAGCACAGGCGAGAGCTGAATGAAAGCCTCACGCGTCTCATTGATAGCGCGAAAAGTCAGTTGTGCCGACTGCGCCATGCGTTGCTGTGCGTGTTCGTACTCATCGGCAGTTTCTGTCGCCATGCGCATGCGGCTGGCATACTGGCCCCAGTTGTCTGCTGCGTCAATCACATGCATCGCTGAGAAACCAGCTAGCGCTGCCTTCAGAACGCGATTGATCGTGGCGGCCGAAGCTGCGGCCTGGCGCTCAGTGTTAGCCAGCTCTTTATTTAGGCCATCTACGCTAGGTATTGCGGCGCGTGCAGCGCCGCCAATTCCAACCATCCCGCTACTAACCCGACGAGACGATCCGACGACGCGGATACCTGCAGCCTCCATAGCGGCCAACGCCTGCTCCAAATCCTTGGCTTTCTGCTCGGCCGATCTGGTATCAATCGTGATAGATAGCCTGCTTTCCTGCGTCATTTTTCTCACCCATAAAAAAAGCCCACCGAAGTGAGCTTAAAAATACAGCGTTAGTGCATTTATTTATCTTTCTATCTCGCCAGAATGGCTCATTCCTTTAGGCCTTCCTTTTAGAGCGAGGAAGTTAAAAACATCCTCCCGTCCAGAGAGGCGAATACTTCCTGCCAGCACTGCCGAGACAAGCCGAACACTTCTTCCATCAGAATAGAATCTGCAAAAAGCCTCACCCCTTCGCGGCAATATCCCACCCTCGTCTGTATAGTCATTGGATGCGAAATAACTACTTGGCGGCTGCCCTCCTGGCTGGTAACTAACATCAAGTGCAGCAGATTGATCTATAGATAAAGGCCTTCCGCTAAGCCTCTGCAGAACCTCTATTGCATCATCCTTTTCCATTTCTGCTGCTAGTAGAGATCTTTTATTAATCTGTACCTTACTTGGATTAACAACCGTCAGCTCCAAAAGCCCTTGGCATGCTGATTCCATTGCCTTCTCTTTGCTCTCCCCACATCCAGCCAAAACGACAACAGACAGCATCACAGCTATATATTTCATTACGCACTGTCCTTTTGTTGACGTTTCAGAATCTCTTTCGCTTTTGGCAGTCGCTCCCGTATTTTTCGAGGAGTTGGGCCAAGCCAGGCTTTAGCAGCGAATCCGTTTTTCACAAAATCCTGTTTTTTGTAATCATTCATGATTTCATTCAAAGACTCGCAGACATGCACCTCTGCCTCGTAGTTCTTGGCTTTTCGGTGCAAGATTGCTGCCCTCAAAAAGAAAAACGGCGCGACAGACATCCTATGTCCGGCTGGCTGGCTCCAGTAGTTTTCGGATTCTGCCTTTACACAAGCGACCATGACGTCCAAGTCATCTTTCATGTGCGACAGGGCATATGTTGGTTTTCCGTCCACCTCCGCCAATGCTCCTTGGCGTCGCAGCATCTCCTCTGAACTGAAAACCACTGCCGATTCCCGAATAACCATCCCCACCTCCACAAAGTCAATGCGGAGATCATAGCCAACGACGAAAACCTACGCTAGGCGTCGATTACGAGAAAAAGTGGACTGTTCGCTTGTCCAGTTCCCACATTCGGCTTTGTAGGCTACGTTACGAAACAATTCAAAACTCGGCAGGTACGTGATGAAAATAACTTTGCCTCAAATCCTCGGGCTGATAATCCTCGGGTTCGTAATTAAATCCTGTGGCGGCCCCGGAGCCTCTGATAAAGAAATAAGAAGCAGAAATGAGCGGACTACAGCTTCACAGGCCTTGGCATTTTCCCAACCCCCACAAACAGTGAAGCCAGCCACTCAACAAGCTCAGACTCAAACTCTCTATGTGGGCCCTACAACCCTCAATGTTCGCTCGTCGCCCAACGGCAAGATCATAGACAAGCTTGCTCATGGCGAAATGGTAGTGGTCTATACCACTCGCGATAGCTGGAGCCGGATCTCGCGCGAGGGCGATAGCGAACGCTGGGTGTCAGCAAATCTTTTATGCACTAGCAGCAACTGCAGCGATACTCCGAAATGGATGCCAAAGCCACCTGCGCCGCCACCGCCCGCAGTACGAAAATCTACTCCGTCAATAAGCTATGGTTGTCCATGCTCTTCAAGCGCAAACTGCTACGGCCCGCGAGGCGGTAGATACTGCATCACATCTGGCGGCAACAAGCGTTATCGTTAAAAACAGAGTGACAGGGAGTATTGCTCCCACCTGAGTAAAAGTGACATCAAATCACAGGAACAAAAATAGCCGCTGAAAAGCGGCTATTTCATTTACCGGCACATCACTCTTTATCTTCTCTTCTTCCAAAAACCTTATCTCTCAAACCAACAATCAATGCCCCATAGGAGGTCTTGTCTATTAATTCATCAGCCGCACCTTTCATAGATTTCTCCATTTTATCGGCCGGATTAAACCCTATCCTCTCAAACACCATGGCAGCAATTTCACTCTCATAACCAGCAGCTTGCTTCTTAAACCCCTCAACAGATACAGCCATAGTGTATTTATATGAATAATGCTCTCTCAATTTAAAAATATCTTTATATCTAGAGCTTGAAAAAATCACTAACCAAACACCAGGCAATATCACCACTGCTCGACTAAAAGCCTGCCCAAGATACGACCATGAATTGGTAGCATTAGAAATAGTTAGAAACTTCCAATCAAAACCACTATTAGGAAAAAAGAAACCAAGCAATGGGAACAAAGGAGACAGAATTAGTATAAATAGCGGAATTGATAGAACCCCCAACACTCCTATGCTCAACCAAACACCTTTTTTTGCACCTTCAAGTTCAGTATCTAGATTTTTTTTTGTTTCTTCAAAATGATGGGCTAATCCAGCTGCCGTAGCGCTAGAAAGCATCCCTTCCGCTTGCTCAATAAGAGCAACAATATATCCAGCAGAAGAATCGAGATTCTGTTCAGTTTCTTTACTTTTTTTATACAAATCCTCATATAGCCTATTTCTTTCATCTAGACTTTCATCAAACTCCTCGAATTTATTACCATATGCTTTAACAGACCCAGCCATCTCACCAGCCTGATCAAGAGCCTCTGATATATTTCTCAAAGCACTATCAATCTCTTCCTCTTTCTTTTTCAAGAAATCCCCTACAAACCCTTCAATCTCTTCCCCACCCTCCAAAGATAATTTTTTTATTTCTGAAATCTCATTAAAATTCTCATTTATATTTTTACGTTTATCCAATATTTCCGACAAATAAATATTTGATGAATCCCTATTTTCATTTATACTTCTTAGACCATCTTTAGAACTTTCTATAATTTCATTTAAATAAGAAGAGTTCTTATTATCAAAATACAAAAAAACTATAAAATATGCCTTTAAAAAACTATCTATTTTTTCAATAATTTTTCTTATATTTACAGAAATATCAAATTGCCTTCTTTGCTGAGAAACCACCTGCGTACCTGAATAAAATGTAGTCCATTTAGGAGCTCTAGCAAGAATACCATCTACAATATTGCCAGTTTCAACCACCACATCTTTAATATCAGCGGACTTAGCGTTAAGCTCGCTGAGAAAAGACACAGGCAAAAAGTCGCGGGAACTCAGTGACTCAAGACTACCAATAGAATTAGCGCTGCGCTCTAACTTTCTCTCCCCCCAATCCAAACCAACACCTTCGTAAAAATCTTTTTGAAGATCAATCTGGCAACCATTTTCCTCAGAAACCGAACGCAACTTATCTATTAGCCCCCTCAAGTTCACAAGAGCATCAAATAAGTTTTCTTCTAATTTATCATCTACCATACCCACCTCCGTAACAAAATAATACGAAGGACTATAAATGAAGAAATCAATTCGCACTAGAGCCGTGAGGTAATCGGGCATCTACCCCGTCTAGACACCAAGACTCCCCTCCCTTTCCTTGGTATGTTACTGGTTCCTACACTCGCCCCCAAAAGAAAAGCCCATGGACATCCGCATCACCGCTATCCAATTGGTATCAACCCAAAAAGGAAAGATTTCAGCCAACATTAAAATAGGTCAGGATTTGCAGTTAAGCGTTCAAATCTAAGAGCCGCCCGGTGACCCAGACACCTGGAGCATCGGCCAGATTAAAAATTTAGCAATTGAGGCTGCTGGTTCAAAAATCCCACATAAATAAACTCACAGCCCGCTCTCGGCTGCGGAAGTTTTCAAACTGATGACTTCCATCTCCAGCGCAATCTAGTTGCGCTTGAGCGCAGGCGATATTGACGTCTACGGCGCTCTGCCGATCTCGTATTTCATTTAATACAGGCCCTAGCGCCCACAACAGAAACCGCACATACAAACACTTCAGCATATCTCGCCCTCCTCGATGGCAGGACCCAAACCCTTCCCACTCCTGCGCAGACGAAAGATGTCATCCCAGAAGCCCTTCTCATTTCCACCAAACATATCCACTCCTTCGCGGTCACTCCCGCTCTAAACAATCGATCTCAAACACTGCCGCGTCCAGCTCTCTCCTGGGCAGCGGCGTCCCATACGCCTCCACCACAGCAGTGATGTTCGCCGTGGTCAGGGGCAGCGGCACAGCACCAGCCATCCCAACCGCCACACCCCGACATCTATCAGCCGCGCAGTACATGCTGATGATGTGGTCGGTGATCGGGTCGGTCGGCGGCTCATCGGGCACCTCAGCGCCAAGTGCCGAATAGATCAGTTTTCGCTTTTGGCTTTGCCCGGCCCATTCTTTTTCCCATTGGAACCGGGCGACGGCTTTTCCACGGTTTCCTTCACCTCCTTCTGCGCACCAGCTGCCACCTGGGCCGCAGTGGCAATTACCCAAACGAACAGGTCCGTATTGCTGCACAGGAGCTTGGCAGCCCCCTCTGGCGAGAACGGGACTGCATCACCGGCATCATCCAGAATTTCACCCTTCCAATCCTTGATGATGTAGCGGCCCAGCAGTTGGCACTGCACATCATGCTCGCGGACATCGTTGCCGGAGACGTTGATCGAGGCCAGGCGCTGGCCTGCGTCTTCCCGCGCGATCAGGCGACGAGCGCGCTCCAGAGCGATCTGGTAGGCCTCGGTGTCCAGGCCGGCGAGCTTGAAGGAGACGTCTTCGTCGTAGTCCTCCCAGCGCTCATGCGTAGCGGCAGGCTCTTGCCGGTTAATTCTCAAAGCCATGAATGCTCCTTAAGGTTCTGGCGTCGCAACTGGTGTACGCGTGATGGTAGGGGCCTGCTTGGCTACCGTGTAGTTCAGCTGGATCTGCAGAATGTCGGATTTGCCGCCACTGGGCAGCTCGCCGTCGATTTCCACTGCGGGTAGCGAAATCTCGTACTTGTTGCCCAAGCTATCGGTGACTGGAAAAGCAATGGCAATCGGCGTGCGTGTGAACTGATTCTTCCACAGCTCCCACGCCTTTTTGGACCATGCGAGGTTGACCGTGCCGGTGATAGCAGCTGACGTTTCGATTAGTGCGCCAGGCCCCAGGCGCTCGGCACCGAAGCAACGCTGCGTCTGCAGGTTGTTGTCGATGTTCAGCGTGAGGCCGGAAACGCAGGCTTGTCCAGCCAGCGAAACGCCATTGGCTTTCACGTCGCCTACGTTGATCGAAGACATGAACGGCGTATCCGTGGGTGCTGCTGGTGTGGTCGCAAACGGCGTTTCCTTGTCCTCGTAGTCCAGGCAGGACATCGAGAATGTGACGGTGGCCTTGCCCTCTTCCGGCACTTCCAATGCCATAGAGCTGACATGTGCGCCCTTGAACAAGGCATAGACACCGACGTCGCGGTAGCCCTTAGCCACGCTGAATGTGGTGCGCGTTTCGCCCACGGTCAGTTTATTGGCCGTCCAAGCACCGTAGAACGCGGCGGCCAGCAGATCGTCGAACGTACCGTAAGACAGCTCGCCCGCGATGTCACCGGCAATGTCTACGCTGGTGGTGATGGAACCCTGTCCGATTCGCGAGTCCGTGATTTCTTCGGATTCCTCAGTGTTGGGCGTAGGGGTCAAGGTGTTCCCGGTGACGCGCAGAGTCTGCCAGCCAGAGCTGGGCGTGACGCCGGGCGTGACCTCCTTGACGATGTGGGTTGTTACTTTGGCTCCGCTCGACATGGCGTGCTCCTATTGATGGCGAAAAAAAACCGGCTCTGGGCCGGGTCAGTTCAGTTGCAGCGATGGCTGCATTTGTTCGGATATTTGATTCACCCGCGTTACCAGGGGCGGCTTTCGGCGTTTATGTTCGCTCAGACCTCGGCCGCACAGGCTGGCGAATCGGTCTTGTGCGTCTAGTGCGGCCTTAGCCTCGAACCACTCTTGAATAAGCGACTGAGCCGCTTGATGCCCTTCCAGGATGTCCAGCACCCAGCGCCGGAACTCTTGGGCTCTGGATGTGCGGGCAAACATACCGATCAGGTGCGCTCCCCGAAGGCTGAATACCCTCGTTTGGGTTACGAGATTCCCCGAAGCCCCCAAAGTGGGGGTCTCGACAATCTGCGTCATTGAGGCTGAAAACTCAGCCTTGTGGCGGTCATAGATGCGCGTCACCTTATCGGCGCGAGCATACCCAAGGGCTCGTGCAATATCCGCCGCACTGGCCCACTTTTTTCCATCCTTATCTATCAAGCGGATGGTTTGGTTTTGGAACATCAGTTCTTTCATCGTTGCGTTCTCCGAAAAGAAAAGGGCCGCCCGCAATGGGCAGCCCCGGACTTTTCAAAGCTCTTCCACCCTTTCGGGCTCGGTATCTACCGATTTAAGGCTGCCAAGAAAACAAGAAACCGGCTCGCGTCCGGCAATAGGTAGATTGAAGCTTACTATCCAGCCCTAAACCGGATATTGACGTTGATCTGATAGAAGCCCAGGCCCTGCGGCCGGCCAACGGAGTCCCCGGTACCGACGTCCACCTGACTGGCCTCCAGGCACTCCAAATCGCCCTGGGACCAGTAGGAGAAGTGCTCTTCCAGCAGGTCGGCCAGGCGATTAAGAGCGCCCACTCCAGCGCCGATGCGGTCGAAGCACTGAACGGTGATCATGCCGGGCTTGCGGCTATGTGGTCGGTCGGCCATGCCTGCCATGAAGGCTTGCCCATGCTGGATACTTAGGCGACACCACAGCCCTGACTCGGGAGGCGTGAATGCCGTCAGGGCGTTGGGATAGTCAATGCGATCCTGGTCGATACCAGGAAAGACCGCCATCCGCGCTGTGATAGCGCGCCGGATCTGTTCAAAGGTCATTTGGTGTGTTTCTCCACGATACTGAGGAAGGCCAGTTCATACACCCCATCAGGCGCTTGATCTGAGTGACCACGCTCGATCTCACCGCCATAGGGCAAATTATTCTGGATCACAACCTCTCGATACGGGCCGTCGGCTGCGGCTATCTGCTCCAATCCTTCCCCGTACGCCGCCACTCCAGTGGTGGAGCCTCTCGGAGGCTCTCGATCTTTCCCCTGCCCCAGCCCCAAGTCGTAACCCAAGTCCACACCATCCACGCTGACACGATGGTTCGCCCGATAGGCACCAGTATCTACTGGAGAACCAGAAATAACAGCACCTAACGTTTCGACCGCAATCTGGTGCCGTTTCTGCTCAAGGTCCTTTTCAACCACCTTGATGAACGCCGTGGGCGGTTTGCTCCAGCCAGTCGCCATGTCACACCTTCCGTAGCTGAAGAGTCCAGCTGGCACCAACTGGATCCTGGCCGACATTCAGCACTTCCATGCCGTTGATCCTGTCGCCCACCATTGGCGTACCGTCCACATCGCCTTGCAGTGCAGTCAGCTTGGAGTCCGTGGCCAATATCCGGATGCCATCGATCAGCTCCAGCTTGTAGCCACCAATGACGCCCCGGCCGGTATAGGTGATTTCGACCTCTGGCCACACCTCATTCACCGGATCGTAGGCTTGCCCGCGCTCGATGCGCCGGCCCGTGAACTCAGTCACCGCATCCGCCAGGTCTGTATCGAAGGCCTCGGCTATATCGGCCATCAACTCGTCACGCAGTCCCATATCAAGCCCTCTTCAAGAAAACGACACCGCCCCGCCCTATCCAGGGCTTGAGCAGCGCCAGGGCGAGCCGTTCGCCCGCCGTCAGTTGCTGGTAATTGGCCGCAAAGGTTTTGCTGGACTCGACCGTGTCGGCCTTCACGGACTTACTGGCCACACCCACCTCAGTCGCGCGGTAAAGCCGGTCGGCGGCCGCTTCCACAGCGACCTCGGCTCCAGCCTGCTTCCATTGCTGCGGCATTGGGTCCAGGCTGGGCAGCCGCTGCCCTCCCATCCATGCGTTGGCCAGCAGAACCGCCCGCACCTTCTTTTCCTCGGCAGCCCAGGACTGCCCCATCAGCTCATCCACTTCTGGAACAGTCACGTACTCCATGGCTATTCCGCAGCAGACAGCAGGGCCAGCAGCTCGTCCTTGCTGGCCTTGGGATCAAAATCGATACCCAGGCCCTTCAGGTGCTTGCGCAGAGCAGGCAGCCCCATTTGTGCCGGCTCCAGACCGGCTTCCCGGCGCTCGCCCTCGGGCACAACGTGAACAGGCACATCAAGCGCCTCATAAGCCGCAACGATCTCGGGGAAATCCCCCATAACCGCTACTTCTTTGACTCCACTTTCGGGACTTCGGAAATAGATCGGGTTGCGCACGGCCACGGGCTCGCCTTCAGGCAAGGCGAATGCCGCCTGGGTCGTATACAGAACTCTCATGATTGCTCCTGAATAGCGGGGCCGAAGCCCCGCAGAGGTTTAACCGCCCGACTGATCTGGTGTCAGATCGATCAACACACCAGCGGTTGCCTTATCGCTGGTCGCGTACTTGCCCCAGTTGGCACCAGCCCCCAGGGCGGCCAGATTCGGATTCACGCCCGACGCCTCTTTCCAGGAATAGCCCAGCAGATCCACATTGAACGTGCCTTCAGCGCGGTAACCCAGCGCCAGGTTTTCTTGGTGGTTAATGAGGTAGGAACGCACACCGGGAACTTGGGACTCGGTAAGCGTGACCGCTCCAGCCTGCAGGCCGAAGATGCTGTTACCCGGCACTTTGTCCGAGACCAGTACAGGCTTGCCCATGGTGCCAGGTGTGCCGCCATAGATCACAATGCCGGCCTCTTCGTAGATCTTCTGATCGATCGCATCGTCCACCAGGTCGAAGTACGTGGCGGAATCCATGCCGAACAAGGCGATACGGTTGAAGCGGTCGCCAAACTTACGCATGCCCTTGGTCAGGACCTTTTTGTGATCCGTGGCAAAGGCGGCTTTGGCGACCATATTGGCGTTAGATCCGATAGCAGCGGCCAGAGATGCGAAGGCGACTTCGATGTAATAATCCAGGACAGCGTCGGCCATATCCTGGCCCACCAACATGGAGAATTCTTCAGGGCTACGCGCGCGGCGCTTAAAGGCTTCTTCGGTGGTTTCGTAAGGGCCGTACTTCCAGGGTGTCTTGACCCCGATCATTTCGCCGGCGCCGATCTTCTTACCGGTTACGTCGGCAGCCGAATTGACATCGCGATGCTCAAGCGATCCGCCAATCTTGTAAAAGGCACGCTTGCGCAGATCGCCTTCGATGTTCTCGTTGTGCAGCACCAGGGCGCCGCCGGAGGATTGATTGAAAATGGCCAGTACTTCCTGGAGACGCTCCAGATAAGCAGTTTGCGCCAGATCGTTGTAGATGATCAGGTCGCTATTGACGGTGGTAGGCATTGAATGCGCTCCTTATTTGGGTAATTTCAGGTAGGCCTCGCGGCCGTGATCTTTGACGTACGCAGCAATCTCCGCAGGCGACATTTCGCTGCGTTTCTTACCGCCCTTGCCGCCTTTGTCACCAACGGCACCTGCGCCCTGGGCTCGCGGCCACAGATGCGGTGCAGACTCGCGCAGGCCCTCGGCCCATTCGAGTGGAGACAGCGGTGTTTTGCCGTCCTTGCCATAGACGATCTCGCCATCAGCCATCGCGACGGCCTGGCCGTCTTCGCTAAGCTGGAACACACTGCGCGCGCGCAGAATCATGTCGTCGGCGGCCTCGGGCAGCGCCCCGGCCTTGGCCGACGCTTCACGAATGGAATCGGCCAGGACCTTGTCCTTGAACCGTGCCGCGAATGCCTCAGCTTTGTCAGCGCGCTCCTTTTCGGCCTGCAGCTTTTTGTCCTGGTCGGCGCGCAGGCGCTCAGTACGACGAGAGACCACCTCGTCCAGCTTGCCCTCGGCAATCAGACGGGTTTCCTCGTCCTGATCGGCCTTGCTCAGCAATCCTTTGACTGCATCAAGGTCCAGGCCGTCGAACTGAGCCTTGAATTGGTCCAGCTCGCCCTTGGCGGTCTTGACCGAGCCCAGCAGTTCCTGGTTCTTGATTTTCAGGCCTGTGACGGCCTTATCGATAGCCTCCTGCCCTTTTGCGGCCAGCGCCTCCTTGAGAGCGGCGACCTTATCCTCGGGCAGGTCCAGGCCTAGCCCGGCCAGATCGAGATCTTCGAACATGTGGTTTTCCCCTTGGGAAGGTTTCGGCCAGCCTCGCCAGCCATAAAAAAAGGCCGCCCCTCGGGCAGCCCAGAAAAAAGAAAACCCGCTCACAGGCGGGTTATGTGTCGTCTTCCAGTTCCTGTCGGCGCATGGATATGTTGATGTGCATATGCAGCCATAGCTCAGGCCGCTCCAACAAGGGGAGCCGCTCAATGATGCGGTGTTTCCACCATTCTAGAAACATGAAGTCGCAAGGCTGATGCTCAGTCACCGAATATGCTCTTGAAGGTATCCACGTCACGGCGACGCAGCTCCTCCAAAGTGTACTGTCGTCCGCGCGGGTCGACAAAGCGACTCAAGTCGTAGCCGCCTTCCTGGTACAACTTATATCGGGCTGGCCCTAACCATTCACGCTGAAAAGCAGCATCCTGGCCACGAAACCAACTGCCGTACTTTGTGCTAGCCTGCACTTGGCCAACTTTGAGGCCCGCCTTTTCCCGCTGAGCTTTGGTCATATCTCCCACCGGTCGGAAGCTAGCTGGCCGTGGAACACGTTCACCGTCCTCGCCAATCCGGTAGCCGCCACGCACTTTGAGCGAGCGCACAAATGGCCGGTTGCCCACCAGATCACCATCAAAGCTTGGTGCCAGGACGGTACGGCAGTTCGGGTGATACGGAGGGCGCGAAAAATTCGAATCCAGCTCATACCGCGTTCCATCCATCGCCGCGCAATATTTGCTGGTGCGCCCGTCCAGCGTTGCCACTACCACCAGATACTTGACGCCCAAGGCGCTGTACGTGTTCTCGTAGGCCACGTTTGAGACATGGTTGCGCGCCGTGCGCACCACCCGCTCCACATCCAGCTTGCTGCGATGGATCAGGCCATCCTGGTAGCGCAGCTTGTCGGTACCGCGCAGGCCTCGGATGATGTCGGCGTTGGTTTGCCCCTCCCCGATCCCCTGCCTGATGCCGGCATAGATCCGGGCGCGAGCTTGGACGGATATGTCAGTCAGCAACTCATCCAGCAACTGGCCGCCAAATACCGGTCGATCAGCGGCGGCCTTGAGCGTATTGGCTGCCGACACCTTAACCTTGGGCAAGCCATCGACGGCCTTGCCCATCACCTCAGTGATATAAGCGATCTCGTAGCCTGCCAGCGCCAGAGCACTGGCAGTCCACTCTGCTCGGATAGCAGCATCCAACGCCTTGGCGGCCTGGTCGATCTCTCCCTTCAGGGCTTTGAGCGCATCCGTCGTATAGCGGCCAGCCAGGAATGCCTCCCGCTCACCCGGGCTCAACGCCTCCAGCAGCGGCAGTAGCTCTTTGGCCAAGTCGGAACCGATGCGATCCAGCTCCAGCCAGAGGCGGTTGACGACCTGCGACGATGCCCGATAGCCATAAGACGAATGCTGGGCCAGCGCCGCAACAATAGCCCGCTGGGCATCACTCAGACTCGCCATTCTCTACGCCTCCAGGGTTCTCGATGTGCAGCGCCTCTTCGTCATACGAGCGCTCAGGCAGCTTGCCTAAGATCAGGTACTGCCAGTAGGCATCCGCGCTGATCTTGCCGGCCATGACCGCCTGCAGCAGTTGCTGGGCGATAGCGGGATCAATCACTGGCGTGCTGAATTCCGGCTTGACCGTGAACTTCACGCCGTCGGGATTCTCGCCGATCCACTCAGCGATATAGCGCAGGCCTTGCTCAATGGCCTCGGCCACCGTCACGACAATCGTGTGCAGCGTCGCGTGCTGGTCATCCTGCCGCGCCTTGCGGGCTTCGCCAGACTCGGTGCCGGCCACATCCATGACCTTGGCACCGGCCTCCAGCGCGGCCCCCTTCTGATCCTGCATCGCTCGGCGCACAGCATCGATGCCTGCCCCCTGGAACTCCAGGTAGCCACACTCGCCATCCGGGCCAAGATCCCAGGCTGCTGACGGACCGGTTACCGAAAGAGGCTTATCCGCCTCCAGCCCAGAAACCCAAGGCTGAGGATGGCTGGTGTAATGCAGGCTGGTGAAATAGTCTGCGCTGAGCTGATAGCTCTTGATAGCCGCACGCGCCATCGTCAGTAATGGCACCTCGTCTACAGCAGGAGCATTGTCGGTCGAGCCGCAGTAGATAACCGGAAGGAACTCCAGCCCTTTTGCCACCTGCCCACCGGTCGCCACCGTACCCAGCGGCCGGCGCTCTTCAATAATCTGCCCGTCGCTGCCCTGAACCTCAGTGAAACAAACCCCGCCATCCAGCACATAGACACGATAAACAGCTTCAGTGTCATGCGAAAAGACATCATCGCCCTTCTCGCGGAACTCCCGGAACACTGCCAGCACCAGGTCCTGGCGCCCTTCTACCGTCGCCTCTTTCCAATTGGTGGCGTTCGTGGCTCGGTAGGTAGCGAAGTACGGCTGCCCTTGCTCATCGATATTCACCACAGTAGGCACACGACCATGGGAGACAGCCTGGCGCACCATACGCAGGAACAACTGCTTGAGGCTGAACCCATCGTCTGTGGCGTTTTGCTCCATATCCCTCATACGTGCAGGCAGCTCAATCTCAGGCTGCAGCCGCGAGACCAGACCCATCATCGAACGCAGACTGTCACGCACCCAGTGCTCGTACTGGGCGCGATCTCGATACCCTTCATACAAGTAGCGGTTTTCACCGCTGAGCTTCTCCGCCTCGACCATGCCGGCTGGCTTGGGCAGATAGTTTTCCTTGGCCTTGATGGCTCGCTCCCCTTCCAGGGCATCGTCCATCATCTGCCATTCAGGCAGGTGTGCATCGTAGGCGGGATGCGTGGTTGTGACTGACATTACGCCAAACCTCCAATCTGGCGCTGTCCGGCGCTCGGTTTCTTAATTGGGTAACGGTGGACCAAGAAGTAGCCTTGTGCGTCACAAGAATGATCATGACCACTGCTTTTGTCCGGCTCCCCGTTCTTGTCGTAGGCCTGTTGCTCCAGCGCTTCGGTCAGCACCGGGCAGCGATCCGTGTTCACTTTCCAGCGTCGCTGGTCCATATCATTGAGAAGCATGGCGTTCACCGCGTTGACCCGATCGCGCACGGATGGGTTGCGACTGTTCGCCCGTACAGTGAAGCCCGCCTGCCGCAGAATGCTCAGGTCCGACTCGCTCGCGTTCTTGCTGCTGGTGTTCTGACCGCTGGCGTCGGGATATACCACCACGGCATGCCCACGGTCCTTGAACCGGTCTTTGAGCAGCTTGGCCATGGCCGGCGTGTCTCGCACCTCGGTCAGTTCAGCCACCGTGACGGGCAAGTCATCGCGGATCACATTGATGGTGGCTGTCATGTTCAATACGTTGAAGTCCATGCCCACATGCAGCGTTTCATTCGGGCACTCGACCTCGGCGCTGTGATTGCGCCGTCGGCAGAAGGACGGATACACGCTGCCGCTGTTCAGGTTCACGAACCGGCCTTGCAGGTACGCCTCAATAAGTTGCGCCGGGTAGGACTCGCGCAAGGAGTCCACATAATCGTCTGGCAAGAACGGATTACTTGAGGTGGCCGCCTGGACCATCACATAGCCCGCCTTGGGCTTGCGGGCCCAGGTCTCGTAAGCGAACCGAAAGCCCTCGGGTGTCGAGTAAGCGCTAACCCGGTTAAAAGGCTTGTCCACACCTTTGGGCTTTTGCCGATTCCGGGCAATGATCTTGCGCCAGGCCGCCTCGGCCTGCATCTTCTTCAAGGTGTCGATCTCGTCTACATGCGCCCGGTAGGACTCATACCCCACAATGCGCGCCGGGTTCTCCAGCGTCCGCAGGATGAAGTCGCCACAGTTGGGCGCGCTGGTGTAGATAATGTTTTCCTGCTTGTTGTACTTGTACCGGATACCCAGATCGGACAGCTTCTCTTCCATACGAGGAGCCAGGATCAGGCGCACCAGGTCGTAGGTAGGCTCGTACAGAGCAATCAAGGCATCCGAGGACTCCAGCGCGTCGCGCAGCGCACAGTTGGCCAGGGTCTCTGTCTTGCCGCTTCCAAAGCCGCCGATAAACGCCGGGTACTTGGCCTCAGTCTGAAAGAACCGCGCTTGCGGCTCCGTCATCTGTAGGCGCAGGGTTCGGCTTTGCATTCACAATCTCGATTTGAATCTTGCCTACCGGCGTTTCATCTGGCGGCGAGTTCTTGGCCAGCTCGGCCCGTGTTCGTTCCAGGCTCTCGATGCGAGCCGTCAGCTTGTCGATCAGGCCCGTGTAATCCCGTACCTTGCTGGTGGTAGTAACCTGCTCAGCACCGGCCACGACAACCCCGTCGATAATGACCGGCTCACGCTTCTCGCTGTCCAGCTCCAAGGTATTACCGTACTCGGCCTCCCGAGCCAGAGCGCGCATCAGGCGTACCCGTGTCAGGCGCAGCTCTTCATCGACCTTGCCCAGTTCAATCTGGGCGGCCAAGTCTTTTTCTTCTTCAGTGAAGTATCGGGAGTAGATGGTCCCTGGGGTGGCGGCATTCCGGTTACCCGCTGGGGCTCCGGTCGATTTGCCACCGTGCATTCGGCAGCGGCCGTTCTGCATCGCCCTGTTGCGACACGTCTGGCCACTGCGGGTCTTGGCTCCGCATGTGGCCATTGTTTCTTACCTCACAGGGATTGCATGGGGTTGTTGTAGAAAAGAGCCAGCAGCCATTCCTTGATTGCATTCTGGTATCGTTACAAAGCATTTCATAACGAGAGGGAATCATGCGGCGGGGGCTTAAGCTAACAACAACGAATCTTTTAAAGGCCGCTAGTCTATTGGCGCTGTTCGCGTTGAACACCGTTTCACACGCAGCCAGCTTTGATTACTCACAAGCCAAAGGGCTATCGCGGACAGAGACCTACTGCTCTGACCAGCAAGGCGCTCCAGGCACACTAACGAAGTGCATTCTGGAACAAACACAAGCCGAAGAAACTATCAACAATTATCTAAAGACCGGAAGCGAAGAAAAATACATAAGCTGCATTGGCTACTCCACTGGACTAAGGGGCTTGGGCTCATTAGAAAACATAGACCAAACCCATGTCGCCAAATGCCTTCAAGCCAATGCTCCCGAGCAAAAATTTCGTAGTTGCGTTATCCGATATACAGGCCGACCACAAAAAGAGAACATTATTCACTGGGGGCGTGCCGAGGCAGACAAAATTGCTGATTGCTTTAACGGCTAAAAAAGATCTGTATAAGGCGGGTTAACCACCCGACAATGCACGGCCCCCAAAAGAAAACCCGCCGATCTTCCGATAGGCTGACCATAGCTCAGCCGTCCGTAGAATTGAGCAGCCGTTTTTGCACCTGAGCCCGGTACTTCGCCTTATCGCCCTCAATGCGACTTTGATTGCCACACATCCAGCAAGAGCAAGGCGTCGGAGTAGCTACTACTCTACCCAGCTCTTTGCCGGTCAACTCACGGCCCCACCAGAAACGACGCTGCTTCTTCAAGCGCTTCACATGAGCGCGGCGCACAGCACGCATTGACATGCCAACCTCCAAAATCAATAACTGAAGGTAGCAAAGCCCGCTCAATCTTTCGACTGGCGGGCCTGTTTCAAATCCTACGGACGCAATTGTGCTGCCTGTATTGTTGCGGTTTCTGATACGGTTCGCAATCACTTCGTGCTACGGTTTGCCACCAGTACTCCGCATCGGCTCCATTTGCCGCTTCGCCTCTCGTACTCTCGATGTGGCCAGAGTCTTCAAGCTCACGCAATACACGATGAACGCTAACCCGAATGGTAGCCCGCTGCCTGGGAGTTGAATTCGGCGCCACGTAGCCAACGATATGCCGGACCTTGAACCGCCGACCCGGATGCGCGCCCATCAGGTTGATGACTTCGCTCGCATACTTCACCGCACTTTCCTCCACACCAATTCTTTAAACATCCCCAGGTACAGCTTGTATTCCGGCTCCCGTATCGATACACCTGTCACGGCCTTAATCCACCGCTGCGCCTTCTCCCTGCGCTGCCGTGCTGGTAAGCCTGCAAAAAATCCGTGGCGCTGCGGGTATTCGGCGATAACGATCATCTGCTCATGATGCGGGAGCGTCTTGTGTAGCCGGTCAACCTGCTCCGCCTGTTCCGGGAGGATCACCGTCTTGGTCGCTTCCTCTTCGTCGCAGTGCGGCACCACATCCAGCATGTTCCCCACGCGTTCCCCAGATGCGCACCACCGAGCCCAGTTCCATAAAATCGAATCAGCGTCGTAGCGTTGCATCCCTCTTCTCCCCGAAAATCGCTTTAAGCCCTTCCCTTGCTCGTTCCCGTTTCACCTCGGGCTGCCGCTCCTGGTGCTCTTTCCGCTTCCTGCGCACAAAATCAACATGCTTGGACGGGTCTTGGTACATCCAGCTTGGGTATGACATGGCTATACCTCCTGAATCCGCAGAATCACAGCGCCACCGCGCGCAGGATCTTTCATGCTAACTACCAACGGGTCAAACGAACTGTCATCCACCCCCAGGGCATCACAAACGCCGTCAATACCCGACTTCATTGATGCCAGCAGATTGTCCCGATCCCGTCTGCGCCTGTCTGGCGGCATGAACTCCAGCACCAGGGACGGGCTATCCGGCACCGGGTGTTTATGCTGACTGGCCAACATACGACATTGCTGTCGGTACGCCGCTTTGAGTTTTGCCAGCGCCATGTGGTGAAGGCGAGCATTCGGGCTTAGGCCTTTGTGCGGCCAAGGCAAGCGGATTTCGATCATGCCTGCAGCCTCCGCGGTGAGCTGGGTGCCAAGGCCTCTTGCATTTCATCCTCACTCAACTGCTGGAATCCGATGCGCTGAGTATCAGAGCCGTTCTGCAGCACCAGCTTGGCACGCATGGCATCACCGATCAGCACTGGTGGCTCTACCGGTTGACCCGCCTGGCTGTTCTGCGCTTCAGCAATACCGGGCAGCCAACGGGGATACTCCAGGCTGGGCCGTGTGGCATAGCCGCGGTAGCGGTTCTCGAACTCACGCGCCACGAACGGCCACTCGTCCTCTTTCTTCGTCCCTAGCGCGACCCAGCCGCCCATGTCTTGCAGCACCAGCAGGATGATCGGATCGTCAAATGTCACGCTACGGTATGTGCCGACTGTGCGCACGGCTCTATCCACTTTGGCCCAGGCCACCAAGGCGCTATCCTGAGTCGAGCCACGCAACAGCTTCACAATGTCCGAAGGCTTCGGCACATACTGGCCGTTGTCCGGGTTCACGCAATGCCGGTTTATGGCTTCGCTGACAGCTGGATAATCAAAGGGCTTCATGGCTTCCCACCAGACGTTCAACGCAAAGCGTGATGTGTCCCTGTGGTAGAAGGCATAGACGTCGGCCATAAGGCCAAAGAACTGCTGTTTTTCAGTGTCGTGCATCTCAGGACTCCAAAGCGGCTAGACGGGCAATTTCTCGGTTTCGGGCTTCCAGGGCCTCCTGGCGATTCAATCCTCCGGACTGAACTGAGGGACCTTGCCCGGAGTTGCTTTCCTTGACGCCAAAAAGCCCAGTCCAACCACGCTCAATGCTCTGCTCGATGGCGGCTATGGGGTCCTGCCCAGCGGCATGTAGCTTGCCGAGTGTCCGCAGGGAAAGCCGTTTGGCTGCCTCCGTCCAGGCCTTACCGGATTTTTCTTTTCGGAATTCATCCCACATCGACCACGCATCAGAATCCAGCCAATCGGGCAAAACCAAGGCGTCAGCCTTTGATGGTTTATGACGGTTACTTGATGGTTCTATGGTGGTTATATGCGGGTGCAACCCGTTGCACCCTTTCATGTCGTCGTTTGCACCCTTTGTGTCGTCAGATGCGCCCTTTATGTCTTGAATTGCACCCTTTTCAGGCGGATTAATGGGCGCAAAATCTGCACCGTTTTTTTCATCAGAAATGGGTGCAATTTCTGCACCGTTTTCTTGGCCCGGCAGTTCGCCACCTTTAATCCAATCAAGGTTGATTCGATACTCGCGGGACTGGCCCCGTCCACCATGACCGCTATTGACCAGAATTAGCCAGCCAGACTCTTCCATCCTGCGTAGCTGATACTGGACTGTGCGGCGCGATTGCCGCGTCTTGATCATCAGATGCTCAATGGACGGGAACACCTTGCATCCATCGTCATCTGCATGATCGGCCAGCGCCAGGGCGAGAATCATCTCACCGCCACCGACCGGGTACCGTTCAAATACTGCCGTCATTACCTTGACGCTCATACAAACTCCTTATCCCGCACTGGTCGCCAAGCAGCGAACGCGCGCTCCCAGATCGTTTTCTTCTGATCGCGAGTAAACCGTCGCCCTTGGTCCAGCTCTGCGTGGCAGGCATGGCAGCCAGGGACGGTATAAAAATCAGGGGCTTTCAGTCCACCTGCCTTGTCGTACTCCAGCCAGTTGGGATGACACGGGACCACAGTCGGGTCGTCGGGATAGCTGCGACACAGCCCGGGAATCTGCAAATAACATGGGTGGCCACGCACGGCATTACGCAGCTTGGCGTCGTGCCGACCTGGTCGCTTCTTGGGCACCCGTTTCTTCCAGGCCGTAGCTTTCATCGGCTTATAAGTGCGCAGCGGTCCGCTGGCACGCAGGGTACTGTTCCAGGCTCTCATGAGAACTCCACTCCATACTCTTGGGCGGCATGAGCCTGAACACGCTCGCAGTACTCCGAAAACTGCGAGACCGTCATATCGGTGGTGGAGAGTCGGCGGGTGACTACCTCACCATCCGGCAGCGTGATGTCTTCGCAGACTCCGAACATCCGGCCATACAGTTCGTGCCAGGACTCTTTGCTGAACTGGCGACCGTCTACCCAAGCTTGTTCTGCGATCGGTGTAATCACCGCGGCCCAGTAGTAGCGATTCTGAACGCTGCGACGCTTTGCCTCTGCTTGAGTCACGATGACCTTGAGCGGCTTATCGTTGTCGATCGCGGCACGCGCATTCGCCCGCACCAATGCCACAAGGTTGTCCCAACTCAGTCCATCCCGAAGCGTGAACTCCCGATAGATCAAACGCATATCAGGCCCCCACATGCTTACGCTGGGCGATCTGCTCTTCCAGTGCCGAGCGAGCCGCGCGCTGCGTACCAATGGATTCAGACAGCTCCTTGTGTGCGGCTTCCATTGCGTCCAAGCTGCTGTCCTGGGAAAGATTCAGCACCGCCGCCATGGCTTCCGAGCCTTCCTTGTTGATCGCCTTCACGCGGTCCACCACATCGAACTCTTGCCCGAAGCAGAAAATGAACTTGCGCGCGGAGAAGCCCAGCGGACGCAGCATTTCGTTTACATAGGCGTAGCGCAGGTCTTCTGGCATGGCCAGGAGAATGGACTGCTCAAAGTTGGCTGGCATGTAGTTGCTGTCTTTGGTCTGGTCGTCGAGCCAGCGAAAGATCCGATCAGCCGCGTTCTTAGCCAACGTGAATGTGTCACCGGCCGTCTCGAAACGAACTTTGCTGCTGGACTCCAGGCCGTGACGTTGATGGGCTTCAACAATGGCCAGCGCCACCGCCTCCCGGCTCCCTACGCGTGCGCGCCATTGGTCCACGTAATGCAGCAAGGTCTTTAGCTTGGATTTGTGCGACTCATTTCGCATGATTGATCCGTCCTGCTTTCGTAAAGTAGCCCCTGAGAACTTTGCAATCCTCGGGAACTACGAATGGATAAGAATCTGAATGGGCCGGACACTACCGGCATGGAAGAAGAAATCGACTTTGAACGCCTGGAGCTGCTGGACCGTGCCGAAGAGCTAGCCAGGCAAATGTTTGAATACCCAACAGAGGCTCATGTAGAGGGCGTGCTGGATCGACTGCTATGGAATGAATTTCACGGCTTAGGTGAGGCCGGGGCCTCCACCCTTCACTAAATATCTGTGGGGCCGATGGGTATCGGCTCTCGCTTTTCTGGATCACACATTGGCGCTCTCCGCATAGTTTGGGTTTCCTGAACCTCGCACCACAGCCCAGTTCACAGATGGGCATAGTCGTTCGCAGGAGACGCCAGTCAGGGACTCAATAAGAGGTGCGTGTTTTGCAGGCACTTCGCGACCCGGGTTTTTCCACTGATTCATAGCGCCGCGCGTCACTCCAATTGCACGGGCCAAGGCCGCCTCCGACCCAAATTTCTGGGCCGCTACCTGAAGAGGATGGATAGGTTCTGTGGTTTTCATAAGCAAAGTATAGGATTTCTATACTTTTCAGTCAATATTAAATAGACCATACATGTACAGATTTTCTCTACACTCGGCCACATGAAGCTAAATGAATGGATCAAAGCCGCAAGGCAGTACAAAGAGTTGACTCAAGATCAGCTCGCGGAGCAGCTCGGCCTTACGAAAGCAAATATCTCGGCTTGGGAAGTCGGACGGCATGAGCCGTCTTTTGGAAACCTAATCAAAATTGTCCAAATCACAGGGTTCGAGATGCCGTTGCCTGGGCTTGATGCGCCGATAGTCACGGAGTCCGCATGGCCATTCAGAAAAGTCAGCAAGGAAAAGATTGAGAGTCTGGATTGCCATGATCAAGCTGGGCTTGAAGCAGCCATCCTCCTATCCGCCGCCCAGCTCGGCCTGGACGTGAAGAAAGATGAGAGCAAGTGAATGACTGGAAACGTGACCCAGCCTAGGGAGGCTGTACGTAAGAAGGACTGAGCAGGAAGAGACAAGGAGCCATTTGGCTCCTTATTTTTTAACCACGAAACACTTAGATTTAGCCTCACATGTGAAAACATGGAAGACAAGAGGCGGACAGAAGCGACAAATAAAGCTGACTAAAAAATAAAATCCATTAATAACTGACTGTAAATATCTCAAAACCCCTAGGAGAAGATCATGCACGCACGCGAAGTCATCAATCTATTCGGCGGCCAGTCTGCGCTAGCTCAACTCTTGGGAATAGCTCAAAGCACAGCAGCGTATTGGGCCAAGTCCGGGACCATTCCAGTGAAATGGCACCTTAAACTAATGGAATTAGCTCAGCAGTACGGCCTTGCGTTAAAGCCCGAGGATCTAATCAGCATTAACCCATTAAGTACTAGTATCTCGGAGCAACTGTTTTCAGATATTGGTCTGGCGAATCCATCTGTCAACAACCTGAAGCAATCAACCAACAACGAGCCCACCGAGAGAACAGAGCAGAGAACATCTCAATCTTTGCCCAAAGCGGTATATCCTGGGCTGCTTCCTATTGGAGACGTTGAATTAGAGTGCGCTGTGCTAGAGAATGAGACACGCGTGCTATCAGCAGCCTCGATCTTTAAGGCTTTCGGGAGGCCGCGAAAAGGGGCGAATTCCCGACTTGAGATAGATGGGACCAAAATCCCCCCTTTTATTGCCGCAAAAAACCTAGAACCTTTTATAAATCAAGAGGTTTTAGACCGGACCAAAGTAATTCGATACCTTGATGGAAGGCAGGAAAAAACTGGGTACTCAGCCGGGCTACTTCCAAAGATGTGTGAGGTTTATTTAGCAGCGCGACGTGCAGGGGATGACATCTTAACGGAACCACAGAAGAAACTTGCGATCCAGTCAGAAATACTCTTAAGCGCTTTAGCCGAAGTGGGTATAGACGCTCTGATTGACGAGGCTACAGGATTTCAGAAAGACCGTAAGCACGACGCTCTGCGTCTTCTGCTTTCCAAGTATCTGGCGGAAGGACTTCAAAAGTGGGTTCATACCTTTCCAGATTCGTTTTTCGCTGAACTAGACAGGCTGTACGGTAATCAACCTACCACATCTAGATCAAGGCCGCAGTACTACGGGAAATTTATCAACAAATACATCTACGAGCCTCTTGAGTACGGATTTTTGAAAAGTAAGTTGAACGAACTGAATATTACTTCGGACGGTAAGAGACGGGCGAGATTTCACCAATGGCTTAGCGTAGACGGGCGCAATATGCTAGTCCATCAAATTGGGCGAGTACAAGGGAAAATGGAAGACAGCCGAGATATAAAATACTTCGTAGGAAAAGCAGCTCATCAGAAGCAGATCTCAATTGCTCCATACCTATTTGAAGAAATGAACCTTACAGATTGACGATCCTAAACCCTACACCTAGAGGTTTTTTCAAGCCCATGTCACTAGCCCCGCCAAGCGGGGCTTTTTGTTCAACGGTTGCTCCTTGATCTGTTTGCCCTACTCCTTTTACCCCTACCGGGTGTGAGCTACACCAATACCCGCGTCAACCGATCAAGAAGTTACGCCTTAATGACCAAACTAAAACACCTGCCCCGCCCCAAAAAACCACTACATATAGTGGTGTATATAAAAACAGCTATAAAAAACATCAATAAAAACAGATTAAAATTGTAACAGACTAGTGCCCAGACAGACTTTCTATCTGGACTAACCAAATGGAACGCCATAGAATGTAACGGCAGATAAAGAAAAAGCCGCCTGGGTTTGGGGAAACCCGGCGGCCTTGAGATGTCTGTATTTCTTGCTAGCACCAAGAAAATGACATCCGTGTCTGTAGGTATTGTCTAATTTTGTGGTGCTGGCGTCAACCTGACTTGCAATGTAAGGAACGTACACCAATGCGCCCGCAACATCAAACATCACTCTACCTAATCACACACAAGACGGAACAAGGGATAGTTCAGCAACGCTCATCAGACGGCTACATTAATGCCACAGAACTTTGTCACGCAGCCGGCAAACGTTGGCATAACTACGTTCGTAACGAGACTACTGGAAATTTTTTACGGGCACTTGCTGCCAAAACGCGAATTAGCGTTTTGGATTTAAATCAAGAGGTTAGAGATAAGAACGGTACCGCTAGCACGTGGGTACACCCAAAAGTCGCCATTCATCTTGCGCAATGGCTATCAGCTGATTTTGCTGTACAAGTCTCCGAGTGGGTGTACGAATGGATGAGCGGCCAAGGAGCACCGAGAGAACCAGCCCCACTCCCTTCTCATCTTGCAAGGTACCTTGCTAACGATCCCAACGTCCACCCAGGATACTTCTCTGTCCTACAGGAAACAGCACTAAACCTTTTCGGCCCCTTACATAACGTTGGCTTTATCATTCCAGCAGATTGGGTTCCTGATATTTCAGTCGGCCGTAGTTTTTGCAAGTGGCTGAGAGAAAACAAAGGTATGGATACCAACTCATTACCAACCTATCAACACATATACCCAGATGACGGACGTGTTGTAGAAGCAAAGCTTTACCCCGATACGCTATTGGCGGATTTTCGAACCTGGTTCCGAAATGTTTGGCTCCCTGTGAATGGGGTGAGTTACTTCAAGCGAAAGAATCCGGATAGCTTAGCGTATTTAGATAAACACCCAGCACTAGCGATAGCAGCACCCTCGTCACCGCCCCGAATTGCACGTCGCAAGAAAGCTGCGTAGTAGCCCTAGAGTAAAGATTGGTTCTTTAACTACTACTCTCCAATCTTAAGAAAAAGCCCCCCCCCGGGGCTTTCTTGTTAGGCGTACAGACCAGGCCCTGACGCCCCTATGCCCCAGGAAGCGTTACAAAGCACTTCTATGCTTAAGTGGGCGAAAAGCCCATACTGGTACAATGAGACTGATCTCATTCAAAGGTGGCAATCTCGCTACCTCACTACCCTTCAAGTTCTCTGCTGAACCATTGCTTAGGAAAACCTACATTTCCAGGCTACAGCGGTAATTTGAAGTCATACAGAAGGTATTACTATCTACGAAAAACTTAACCAGGCTAGTCGCAGCCCACTACACACCTCTCCGTTGCGCGAGCCCGCTCGCCGAACAGTCGAAAGCCATCAGACCTATACAAAACAAGTGGTGTCGACCCGGCAAAAACTTATCCGACAGCTAAAAGACCGGTTCCCCGGCCTTCCGTTCTGATACGTCAGCTCACGTAACGAGCCTATACGACAAAGCCCCTCACACGGGGCTTTTTTGTTGGGCGTTATTCCTGCCCTTCTTCTTTAGTGCCTGGCTGGCTCTAACGCCCTACTGTTTACGGGGCTGGTTCTCAACTGGCTCAGCATCCACCGCAATCCCGGTGGCCGTGCCCATTTCGCTCTCGGCGCTTGTGTAGTCAATCAGCTTGCCCTCTTTGTCAAAGCGGAACATTACGCTGGTTGAGTTCGTGTCTACCCCACCAACAAAAGCTCCAACGAATGGGATAAACGTAGATGCCCGGGTACGCGACTCAGCATAGACATACATTAACGTACGAGTGCCATCAGAGTTTCGCATCGATGTTGTTGGTTTTCCAAAACGCGACAACACGTCAGCCTGGGTCGTCTCGCCTACTTTCATTTCATTCAGGTGCTCGTCTTTCACCTGGACTCCTGTCGAGGCACAACCCACAAGCGCAGCGATTGCCACTGCAGCCAGAATCTTTTTCACTCCCCTCTCCCAAGTAACGAATAAAGACGAAATCGTACCAGATTAAGAGAGCAAGGCCTTTTCAATTAATGCTCCCACACAAAACAAAGCCCCCATAAGGGGCTTTACTATTAGGTATCGGAATAAATATCCCTCATCCAAAGCGACGGATAACCACGACAGATGGATCATCGCCCAGGAAATCATCAAGCTTGAGGCTGTTTCTTAAATTAGCGCAATACCCAGAGTAACTCACAGGGGGCCTACCGAACCTATCCCAACTCCTGCTTATGCATGCGGCAGTACTGGCGACCAGATAAATAGGTCGGCGCTTCAAATCTTCATCGCTTAGTTGAACGCCAATATTGAAATTAATCTTACTGGTTTTTGCAAAATCGTTGCGTGAGTCAGAATAATTGCCGAGATATGTTGCATACCCACTCCATCTGGACAATCGAAAACTAACCTCACCCAACCTCCTTAAAGTTTCTCCATCCGCTGCATATGCTGCAAAACCGAAAAGACTGGGGTCACTTATACCTTTTTCTGCAGTGACGCTCATAGTGGCTACAAGAAACTTATGATCTCGGTCAGCCTCATTGTAATGATACGAATCGTCATACCGATCAAACACAAACCTCCGCTCACTGCTCAGTTGGCCAACCGCCACCTGTATTTCACCGTTCTTGATAGCCCCCGAAGCTGGCAGCCCCATAAAGCCTGCAGCAGCTAATCGTTTTCGCTCTTCTTCCTGCTTTTTTATTTTGCTTTCTAACTCGACGACATCTTTCTGTGCCTTCGCAAACTCTGGTGATAAAGAAAAGCGTTGCTGTAGCGTACTTAGCTTATCCTTTGCCCCGGCCAACTGAGCCTTTTTAATAAGCTCCTGAAGCTCAGCGTAAATAATTGGAGCTGTGATAGACAGTTCTTCCACCTGCCTTTTTAGCCCGTCTCTCTCCACACCTAGGGCTTGCAACTGCTGCTTTTGATTAGCAACCTCTGCAGTGGCTTTATCTAGCTGCCCTTTTAACTCATCCAGTTCGCTACGCAGCGCATTCTTTTCAGCAGAATCCCCACAGCCTGCAAGAGCAGCGACAGATGCGGCCACGACAAATAGCCTTTTCATCCCTTCTCCATCCGTAACAGTCGAAAACCTAATGCTACCAGAACAGGGGTAGCGGAGAGCTGAGGTAGCCTACCTGTCCGGCAACAGTTCGGACATCCAGTAAAGTGCAATACCTTGACCCAAAATACTGTATGGATATACAGTTTAATTATCCCCCTGCCCCGCCATATTGATGCGCTCCATGTAGCTCCCACGAATCAGAGCGCGTATCTAAAACGCCCACTTGTAAGAGAAGAGCATTGCGATATGACGAGTAATACCGACAAGCCACCAGCAGCACAGCGCGAAGCAAATGCGCTGCAGTTCGCTGAGTACGACGCCGGAATGGAGTCACTCCTTCAGAGCATTTCACTGTTGCGTGCCTGGGCCGCTGCTCCCGGCATGTTCGACCACATCAGCCAAGCCGATCGACAGAACATATTTCTAACAACACTTGAACTTGCCGAATCCGCGCACGCTCGCTTCACCTCCCTCCGATAAAGCTTAACCAGTAGCCCTTCCACTATGGTCGGTCTACTTTTTCTATCCCTTTGGTATAGATTTAGTTGACTTTCAAGTAAAGAGTTTCTATACTTCATTCCAACGCTTAACCAACCGCAGAACAGCCTAGCCCTCAGGGCAGCGTAGTAACGGAAGTGAAGCGGGATGATCTTTAACAACGAGCAAAGCGATAAATAGGCCAATGGTGCGACAGCGCACGGCTAGGCCCAGGGCGCATCCCCACACCCCCTGATAAAGAGTGAGACGGACAACCCGTGACGTGGGGGTTTAGAACGTTGCGCTACCTGGAGCCAGCTCAGCTGGGAGTAGCCAGGAGCGCAGCGTTAGTACGAGCCTAGAAACAGGTCGTTTTGGTGAATGGCTTCAATCGAGGCCAGCAACTGAAGCGAGGAAATTATGTCTACCGAAATCAATATCAACATTAACGGCCGACAGAAGCGGCTAAAAGGTTGGAAAGCTACGGCAGCAATCATAGGTGTTTTGGCTCTGCTTGGCTTGGGCGTTAACTCTGCCTTGTCAGTTCTCTATGGCAGTTTGCTCTGACTCATCGTCGACCTGACGACGTTTGGCAATCATTCCTGGAAGAGTAAACGCATACATCAAGAAGGTCTCAGTGAAAGCTAAAAGCTCCGCTGCCTCTTCTCGCGTTACCTCGGCTTCGTCATGTACGGAGTCATTACCTTCATCTCGGACGATATGAGCCCAATCAGCCATCTCCGGCGTGATTTTCCCTGTGTCACGTAATTCCTCAATCCTACCGTAGAGCTTCTTTTTAGAGTCTGGCAGCAAACGTTTTGTTGCCAGATCAAGCGCTTTTCTGCTGAGCATCTGAGAGGTTTCATGCTTCTGCCGGTGCAAATTCTCTGAGGCCTCAACAAATGTAGAAGCAATTCGTTCTGGTACGCAGTCCGGTGCAACGTGAGAAGGAGGACTAGGGTAGGTCTGAATCACTTCAAACCTAGCGAGAGAGTTACTCCCAGCCCTGCCCCAGCCGGGAACTGGAATATCCTCAACTTGCCCATCAGGGCCATAACCCATCGAGGAATGCACTTGAGCAACAAGCCCATCTAGGCAGCGATTGCAGGCAAAAAACACATTCCACAGCGATTCGCCATCGTCATTCCGATTGGTGCAGACCTGAGCTACAGAAGTAAAGGCAACATTTTCCGTTCCACAATGTGGGCATAAACCTTTATAGATTGCACTTCCAGCCATGAATCAACTCCCCTATCACCAAAATGTAATTAGCAACATTCTTGCTTCTGCAGACCGTCCTGAAGCGGCCTTATTACAACGTTACGAAACAGCCGGCCAATACGCCAAGGAGGATTTTGTTATTGCCTTAATTGGAGCTTTGGTTGCTGAGCGCACCCGCAGAACATCAGAACAATAACCCAAGAAAAAAATGCAGTGTAAGGCGGCGTGACTAGCCACGAACGTTAACGGCAATCACGAATCGGCAATCGTTATCGCAACGGATACCATTCTATTTGTCATTAACCATCGACGCACTTAATCTATTAAAAACATGACCAAGTCTAAGCACACAGATACGGACGAAAAATGGCTACATCAAGCCAGAGCTGGAGTAGCAATAACCGAGATTGGCGGACTTATTTTGGGAGAAATTTTCCGACAATCAGACGAAAGAATAGAGTTGCGAATCATCGCCAATACCGTTGCGCGATCCATCCGCACTACAAGCTCGATAGTCTTGCTCTCTGACAACCAAGACGTTCAAAGCGCATGGGTTTTACATCGAACATTAGTAGAGCGGCTTTTTCACCTTGCACATCTTGCTGAAACAAAGTCATATTCCAGTTTCGAAGAGTGGTCATTTTTTGAGCAGGTAAAAAGGCAAAAAAAACCGCTCAATGATAGCCTTTTTCGGCATCGCGCCACTGGGCCTGAATATCAATTAACAAATGAACAGAAATTACGCTTTAAAGAAATGCTAAAACAGCCGCCCATCTGGAGACGGCCCCAGCCGGAGGAGGTCGCAAAGCGTATGAAGCTGAAATTTATTTATGACTATGCCTACGACTACGCATCAATGCTAATTCATCCTATGGCAAACGATGGTGAAATGGACCTCATGGTCACACAGTCAGGAGATACATATCGGCAAAATAAACAGCTAGTGCTAAACAACTCGTTAATTGTTATGACTTTAATTTTACAGGAGGCCATGAACTCGCCATTACTTAATTGGTGTCGGGTGGCATACGACATGGTGGAAGCAGCCCGCGCATATATAAACGACCCTACAGCCGACTACAAAACACCACAGCAAAAATCACTGGCTCTTAAAGAGGTTGACGGGCTCTCTGGTTTTCCAGACTCATAACGCTACTTCTCCAACCTCCATCAAGCTTAAGCCCGATCAAGACTCGCACTGCCGCAGGCTCACTCGATGAGAGCGAACCCCCTCCAGTCGCAGCGTTCCCACCCCTTAACCAATTCTAAATCACCCCCGCCCACGCCATGGGCGGCGGGAGTGCTGCGACTAGAGGGCATAGAACTCTGGAACTCCACCAATACCGCTCCGGTGCGCACCGGACGTGAAGGTGGTGGCCACAAGCTAACCCTCTCCCCTTTCAATGGCGCCGGACGCGGCGCAATCCCCCGGAGCTAAACATGAACGCTATCGCAGAACGCGAGGTATGCGCGTACGAGCTGGCGGAGCGCCGCCGCGCCTATATCGCGGAGCAGATCCGCAACTGCCTGTACGGCAAAACGCTGTACGTAAACATCGCCTGGACCCTGCAATCGATTCCTCAAAAGGTAAGCCGCATAGGGCTGATTGAGGAAATGGAGAATGCGCTTCTGGCATCCAGTTCGGCAGGCTTCGACTACTCCGCCAAGCTGCTTGCTGCGCTTGATGATGAAAGCCTGCGCCCTGCCCTGCGCACCGAACGCGAACGAATCATCGGCGACTGGGCAGACACCACGCATAACTGCATGACCCAGCAAGAACTGGAGGCGCTGCCGTGCTGATCGAGTTTTTCATCTTTGCGGTGTTCTTTTGTTGCGCCGCTTTCTTTATCGCACTCGGGATTGAGGGCGTTCTCAGTATCTGGAGGCAGTCATGAAAACGCGAGTTAATGACGGCGGGCCAGCGTACCCAATTGCAGACTGGGACTATCAGACCTTCGAGCCAAAAAACGTTGAAGAAGTCCGCCGCCTGCTATCAGGAATGAGCCTGCGCGATGCGTTCGCTATCTCCGCTCTACCGATGTGCATGACTGCAGAAGTGGATGTGGAAACAGCCGCTCTTATGGCATACGGCATGGCAGAGGCAATGTTACGAGCCCGGAACACCACGCAAGGAGAGCCTGATGCCTAACAGCCAAAACCCCGGCTTCCCCCGCACTCGCCGCCGTAACCCTTTCGATGGCCAGGGATGCTACGCACCAAATAGCAGCACCCCGCCCTGGGGATGGTTCCCATCCATTCTTATAGGCATCGCCATTATCGCCGTCTTTTGCGGCGCTATTTTTTACGGCTCGGCGCTAATAGCTCGTGCCGCTGGAGCATGACATGACCGAATCCACAGAACTGATTGAGCTGCCATCGGAAGACACGGCGCTGGCAACATTCACCACACCTGGCGGCTTGGATCACTATGTAGAGCAGGTGCGCGAGAAGGTCAGCGGCACGGTGTACGACATGAAGATACGCAAGGACCGTGAAGCCTGCGCCGCTGACGCCTACAAGGTAACGCGTACAAAGACGGCTATTGAAAAGATGGGTGCCGCGCTGTCGGCGAAATACAAAGAAGTGCCAAAACAGATCGACGCACAGCGCCGGGACTGGAACGCCAAGATGGACTCGCTGCGCGACGAGGTCCGCAAGCCGTTGACGGAATGGGAGGAAGCAGAGGCCAACCGGATAGCAATGCACAGGAACGGCTTGGAGAGCATGGCGTCTCAAGCGCGAGAGGTTGGTGCTCTTAATTCGGACGCACTTCGCCTGCGCATCGAATCGGTAGAGGCCGAAATAATTGGCGAGTCCTGGGAAGAGTTTGAGGCCGAGGCTCACCGGGTCAAAGCCAAGGCGCTAGAAATCCTGAACACTGCCCTGTCTGAGCGCCAGAAGTACGAAGCCGAGCAGGCGGAACTGGCTGAGCTACGACGCAAGCAGGCCGAGCAGGAGCAGAAAGACCGCGAGGCGGAGATTGCCCGCCAAGCCGCTGAAAAGGCCCGAACCGATGCGGAAGCCAAAGCCCAAGCTGAACGCGATGCCGCCGCCCAACGCGAAGCCGATGCCAAGGCCGCAGCAGAACGAGCTGAGCGGGAACGGGCCGAAGCCATCGAACGCCAGAAGCAGGCCGAGGCCCGGGCCGAAGCTGAAAGACTGGCCGCTGAGCAACGCGCCAAGGATGCCGCCGAAGCCGCCCGCCAGGCAGAAATCAAGCGCCAAGCCGACGCCAAGGCAGCTGAAGAAGCCGCCCAGCGCCGGCGCGAAGCCGATATCGCACACAAGGCCAGCATCAACAACGCCGCCCTGGCTGCATTTATCGAAAACGGCTTGCCCGACGCATGCGCCAAGCAGGCCGTCATTCTGATTGCCAAGGGCCTGATTCCGGCTATCCGAATCCAATATTGAGGACACCATGAGCACAGAGATTATTGAAGCTCCCCAGCGCGACCTGACTGCGCCGGCAGATCAAGTGCCTGCCAACTCCCCCATGGGCATGATGATGGCCGCCATGAAACAAGGCGCCACGCTAGACCAGGTGGAGCAAATGATGAACCTGCAGCAACGCTGGGAAGAGCGCGAGGCCGAAAAGGCCTTCAACGATGCCTTGGCTGCATTCAAGTCCGAGGCTGTCGAAATCATCAAACGCAAAACGGTCGACTTCGCCGGGAAGAACGGGCGCACTCACTACAAGCACGCAGAACTTTCCGACGTGGTCGAAGCGGTGGGCCCTGCCCTTTCAAAACATGGCTTCGCCTGGAGCTGGAAAACCCATCAAGAGAAAGACCTGATCCGCGTGACCTGCATTCTCAAACACCGTCAGGGCCATACCGATTCCGTGTCCCTTGAGGCCAATGCGGACCAAAGCGGAAGCAAGAACAACATCCAGGCCATCGCATCCACCGTCACTTACCTGCAGCGCCACACCCTCAAGGCCATCACTGGCGTTTCTGAAAAAGGTGATGACGATGACGGACAAAGCAGCGCGAACCCGAAGATTAGCGCAGACCTGCGCGACGAGTGGATCAGTGAAATAGCCAAAGCCGAAACGCTGGAACGGTTGGAAACCATCTGGCAGGAAGGCGGCAATGTCATTTACGCAACCAACAACCTTGCCGATTACAACGCCTTCAAGAAGGCTGTATCGGACAAGAAAAAGATGCTCACGGAGGCTGAATAATGGAAGGCTTAATCATTCACACCGCAGAACAAGGTACACCGGAATGGCTCCAGACCCGCAAGGGCGTCATCACCGGGAGCCGATTCAAAGACTGCCGCGATCGCCTAAAAAGCGGTGCTCCATCCAAGAAATGTCTGGACTACGCCATGGACGTAGCCCGAGAGCGCGAAGGCGGTGAGCCCATGCAGGTCTTTGTGAACGGCGCTATGCGCCTGGGCACAGAGCAAGAGCCCTACGCCCGAGCTGTCTATGAGCGCAAGACCGGCCATATCGTTGACGAGGCCGGCTTCATTACAACGGCTGACCGTCTGTTTGGGGTGAGCGTAGACGGTTTGGTGAGCAATGACGGGATCATTGAAATCAAGACAATGGTCAGCAGCGACACGCTGTTCACCGCGTTTGTGAATGGTGACATTGCCGCCTACGTAGACCAGTGCAATGGCGCAATGTGGTTGCTCGGCCGCAAATGGGTGGATCTGGTCTTGTGGGTTCACGACCTAGGCCGCATGAAGATCATCCGCATCGACCGCGACGACAACCAGATCGACTTACTTGAATCCGATCTGATGGAGTTTGAGCGGACAGTCACCAAGTATCAACAAGAGCTGCGGGACGCCCTGCTGGAGGCTGCTTAAATGGCCTCAGTCAACAAAGTCATTCCGGTGGGCAATCTTGGCCGCGACCCAGAAGTACGCTACAGCGCAGAAGGCTCGGCTATCTGCAATATTTCCGTTGCCACGACTTCGCAATGGAAAGACCGTACCTCCGGCGAGCGCCGCGAGGAAACGGAATGGCACCGTGTGGTGTTCTACAACCGTCTGGCTGAAATCGCGGGTGAATACTTGCGTAAAGGCCGTCCGGTTTACGTGGAAGGTCGCCTGCGTACCCGTAAATGGACAGACCAGGATGGTCAGGAGCGTTTCACCACCGAAGTTATTGCCGAGCAAATGCAAATGCTAGGCGGGGATATACACCCGTAATAAACAGTCTGCTAAGGCGGTACTTATGCACGCTCTACCCGCCCCTTCCCGACAGCCCGTAGTTGCACGGATGCTTCCCCCTCAGAGTAAACGGCACCAGGCACCTCCACTCCAAGCGCCTTATATTCCTCAAGGATAATCACCATCCAATGAACAGTCTGTTCATAAAGGGCTCCTATCCGCTCAAAACTCAAAAGCACATCCTCCCTGACGCCGCTGGCTATACGAAAGGCAGGATTCAGTCGCTGAGCCTTTTCACGAGATCGTTCAACCTGGTGAGACCAGTTTCTTATCACTACAAGGTTACGAAGCAGGTCATCAATTAACAAACGCCCTAATCGGGCTGTAACCATTTTCTTAGCTGACTCTAATTGAGCTTGTAAGTAGCCAAGCTCCACATTTGGCAGAAGGTCTATCGACTTCTGAAGATCTTTGCCAATAACGCCAAGCCTCCAGCTTATTCGGTACGCCTCTTCTGCAATGGCCCAATCTGCATGCAGACGAGAAAGACGCAACTCTCGTGCTTGCTTAGCGCTCTGCCATAGCGGAAAAGCGACTGCAACACCCACCGCACCAACAGTACCAAAAGCGGTCATCACCTCCCACCATTTGGCTCCTGTAACTACGCCCCACTCCCATAGACCTCCAAGTATTGTCGCGGTTATCAGTGCCCCAACTACCAGCCCGATCACCAGCCCAAATGTTCTCTGTGTTCTTGCGCTGTAGTCCTCTTTCCACTTAATCCCCATAGCCCCTTGCTCCATGCCTGTATATACGGCAGGAGCATAGCCCATCCTGAAAGGAATACACCCATGTGGTTTAAAAACCTGCGTATCTATCGCCTGGATACGGCATTTGCCCTGTCCGCTCAAGAGCTGGCCGATATGTTGGCCAAGCATCAATTCGCGCCATGCGGCAGCCAAGAGCCTCTTAGCCTGGGCTGGGTGCCACCGCGTGAAGGTGGTGGTCTGGTGCATGAAGTGAATGGGCAGTATCTGATCTGCCTACGCGCTGAAAAGAAATTGCTGCCGAGCGCTGTGGTCAACCAAGCGGCACGCGAGAAGGCCCGTGAAATCGAAGAGCAGCAAGGCTACAAGCCAGGCCGCAAGCAGATGAAGGAAATCAAAGAGCAGATCATCATCGACTTGATGCCCCGCTCTCATGCTGTGCAGCGCGACACCATGGTGTGGATCGACACAAGAAACCACTGGTTTGTTATTGATTCCGCTGCCGTAGCCAAGAGTGATGAGGTGCTGGGTCTTTTTGCCAAGAGCGTGGAGCCCTTCCCCGTGCAGGCTCTGTACACCGAGCAATCACCCGGTGCCGCCATGACCTCCTGGCTGGTGGACGAAGAGCAGCTAGCCAACTTTACCGCGGACCAGGACACGGAACTGCGCTCCACCGGCGATAGCGGTGCCGCGGTGCGCTACGTGAAGCAAAGCGCCGACATTGACGAAGTGCGCAAGCACGTTGAAGCTGGCAAGCAATGCACCCGCCTGGCCATGACCTGGGCGGATCGCATCAGCTTTGTGCTGACGAATGCGCTGGACGTCAAACGAGTCGCCCCACTGGATATCCTGACTGAAAAACAAGACGTGACGGCCGTCAATGATGACGAAATCTTTGATGCCGACATGGCGCTGATGACCGCTGAATTGGCCAACATGATCAGCAACCTGGTGGTGGTGCTAGGTGGTGAGCGTGAGCAAGCTAATATATATTGACTCAGATTTGATCTGACAGACACTGCCAGATCTCTCGGGCAGAAAGCGACCCATAGCAGACAGCCAAATTACTAAGACCCGCTTCAGCTGGGCCAAAGCCACCGTGTTTTTGTATTAATTTTTTAGCGAAGTGAGCAACACAATAACACGGAGGTTTTGGCGTCAGGCTGGAAGCGATTGTTATGCCACTGGTACATTTAGACTTGTTGCTCCCAAAGGGTGAGTTTCAGAATTGAAAAAGTAAAGTTCTTTGCTACCCAGGTCTTGAGTTAACCTGGCTTTAAAAGAAACTATAGCTTCCTTATCTTGGTGTGGCCAAACTCCAATTGCTATTCGAGAAGCATCACTATCACTTACGACATCAATAATATGTTGATCATAGTCTTTATTAAGCGAGTGACCCAACACAACTAATCCACCATTAATTTTTCCTAGTTTTTCATAACAAAAGCGTAAGTAATCATTTCTCTTTATACGCGACAATTTCCAATCGGAGCTACCTTCGGAAATAAATAGGGGGAACTGCTCTGGATGAGAAAGGTCGAACAGGTCTGATAATCGCTCAAGACCATTGGCTGTAAGTTTTTTTGTTTTACCATCAGTCAATTCAACCAAATGAATAGCGCCGTGTAAATAGTGCATTTTGGTTCTGTCTGCATTTACATCGGTATCTAATATATCAAAGCAATTTCCTTCACCCCAAAAGTAGTCTTTAAACCTCCACGTATCTGTTTCCATAATTGACCAATATGGAATTAAATCATAATTGGTGGAGAATACGTTTTTATATGGCCTTAGCCGATTATTAATCTCTAACGCACTAATACTAGTGTGAGGAATATGCGCATAATTGACTGCCGATGCTAGCGCATTCTTTGTATTTACATATAGACTGTTAATCTCTTCTTTTTGAGGGCATCCCAGCTGTTCATCAACTAGTTTTGCATGATAAAGAATTCTAAGCACATCTTCGAAATTGCTACTCCCTAGGTGGTCGAAAAGAGCTATCTCTTTATCGGATAATGGCGTCTCCACAGCATCACTTTTAGCTAATTCATATAGCGTACCGTAACCAAACATCTCCCATATATTTATACTGAAACCATTGCCTACCAGGAGGTTCTTCCAGTCTTGAGAGGATAATTCACCCCACTCGACCAAATTTTCGTCAATTTTTAAATCAGGCATCTAAGCTTCCTATTTGGAGAGTGGTATAGCTAGAATTAGGCGAAATTTAATGCACATCTCTAGTTCACCTAATGTTATATACACGTGCATTTCAACAGGAAAATTCGCTGTTGTAATGTTTAGAAAATCCTAAAAACTTGCATCTTTTTTTTAGGATGCTGAAATTGAAAGTTTACAGGACTGCTTCTGGCCGAAAGCGGCGGTCACGAGCCCAACTATAACCAATTTCTTTCGCCTACATCCGCAAGAATCATAGCCGAACCTCTGTGGCTAAAGCATAGGATGCCTACCCTATGAAGCATCACTACTAGAGCAACACCTAATGAATAGACGTGCCAGTAGAGCCAGCGATTGCGTTAAATATCTCGGCAGTGAAAGGATCCGCTCAAAATCTATTGAGCAAAGACCCGTAGCTCCTCGTGAGGCTCAGTCAAATTCATTAAAGGGGGGCTGATCAAGATAATGATCCTTCTTAAACTTTACGATGTCGTCGACACAACCTGAGCGATGAATCATGCGATGACAGTTAGCACAAAGCACAGCAAAGTCCTTCACCGGATCCATAGCGACTTTCTGCCCCTTGAGTGTTGATAGAGGCTTGAGATGGTGGGCTTCAATATATTCCTTGCCGATTTCACCATAGCGCGATTCGAAGTTGATATTGCATACCTGGCAGGTATAACCATGGTATTTTTTTACAGCTTTAGCTAAGTTGGCGTTACGTTCGATGCGTTTATGCATACGAAAACGGGTGGCATCCTCATATTCCATCGCCGGCGGCTCATCACCTTCTACGGTCGTACTACTCACCTCGCTATTAGCCTCGACCTGGATTAGAGTCTCATAGAGCCGAATCATATGGACAAGGTCTTCAATTAGCTGAGCCTCGTTTGGCAAGTTCCCTTTGGGGTAGAACTTGGCACATATATTCGCGGCTTCGTAGAACGCGGTGTCATTAGATTGGTCAAGTGGGCGCAAATCGATGCCCAACTCTGGATAATCAGCACTTTCCTTCCCGAGCATTGCACGAAAATTGGCAGCCCGCGTTTTCAAAGCGGTTTTGGCATCCGACCTGTAGAGCCGCTTTGCTTCAGTCATCCCTTGATTGAGGCTAAGGTAAAGCCCGGTCATATCCTCGCGAAACAAATAAACCGGGTAATAACCACTTTGTGCACTAGCCGTAACGAGCTTATCAAAGATGGCCACCCAAGGACCGCGCGCCCAGTTACCCTGGCCGGCGCTTCCTTTGAAAAGCAATCGCTCGTTTTCTCCAGCTGCACTAGCTACAGCATCCCGCAACTCCCGGCGGATGTAATTGGCTAATGCATGTTGAGTAAAGCTTTCCTGGCTCGCTACTTGATACTCACTGAGTACTCGTTCAAATCCATCACGTAAAGCCACTGGTGCCCCCTCCTTCGATACGGTTAAGCCAAATAACGCGCATAGCATACCCGTAGAGTTATCAGTTGTCCGCCTAAGGGCTGAGTAAAGAGCAAATAGCCACAAGCTGGGAGTTCAATAACTAAGTACCCAATACCATCAAAATTACACGGAAAGGGGTCGGCCAGTGAGCAGAGCGACCTCGGCCATATCAGTCACAGCCCCTAAAGAATGAAATATGCCCGGCCTTGCGCCGGTTTTTTAATGGAGAACACAACCATGCCACAACCCAACAATTCGATGGCAGCGACTCACAAAAGCGCCCCCACCATCCACCCCGAAGGCCTGTACCGATGGGACGAGTTCGCTGACCGCATCCCGTTTAGCCGCGAGACCTGGCGAAAACGAATCATCAACGGCCGTGCACCAGCGGGCAAAGCCTTGAGCTCGTCTTGCACGGTATGGCGTGGCCGAGACATTCTTGCCTGGCTGAGCAGCCCCACAACCTACTCTAAAGAGGTAAATAAATCGTAATGGCCAAGATCATTCCTCCCTTGACCGATTCGCAATGCAAATCCGCCAAGTACAGCCCCGACGGCAAGAATCGCTTATTCGATGGAGGTGGCTTGTACTTGGAGCTGTTACCCAGCGGTGCCAAGCGCTGGCGCCTGAAGTATCGCCGCCCTCAATCGAAAGCAGAAAGCCGGCTGACCTTTGGCTCTTATCCCGAGGTCAGCTTGGCCAAAGCTCGCCAGATGCGCGAAGAAGCGAAAACGGAATTGGCGGAGAACGTGGACCCAGGTCTGACTGCCATCGCCACCGCGGCGCACCTGCCGCCCTCTTTCGAAGTTGTGGCCAATGAATGGCTGGAGGTCCGCAAAAAGAGTTGGAGCACCGGATACTTCCAGCGGATACGCAACGCACTCCTGGCGAACGTATACCCTGTCATCGGCAAGATGCCGATTGAGGCGGTCACTGGAAAAGCCGTGTTGAAGATCATTCAGACGGTAGAGCATCGCGGCGCACTCGAAATGGCATCACGGGTCTTGGAAGCCGTCGGCATGGTCTTTCGCTATGCGTGCGGAGTCGGGGTAGCCAACAATGATGTCACGCATGGGCTACGCCAGTTCCTGCAAGAGCGGCCACCGGTGCAGCATTACCCCCACGTTGACGCAGACGACCTGCCTTTGCTGCTACAGCGCATCATGCAGTACCACGGCCGCCCCGAGACTCGATACGCACTGCAACTTATGATGCGCACCTTTCCGCGTACGAACGAACTGCGCTGGGCCCGCTGGGAAGAGTTCGATATGGCCAATGCGCTGTGGACGATTCCGGCCGAGCGCATGAAAGGCCGTCTGATCCAAAAGCAAAGCGCCGCAGATCACCTGGTGCCCCTATCGCGTCAAAGTGTTCAAATCTTGGAGTCGCTGCGAGCGTTATCCGGACGGCACTCGTTTCTATTCCCGGGCGTGCACAACCCTCGCTCTACGCCTATCAGCAGCGAGACAATGAATCGGGCGTTGAAAATTATGGGATTTGGCGGCCTACAGACGGGCCATGGCTTTCGTGGCCTGGCATCCACCATCATGAACGAGCAAAGCGGTTTTCGTTCAGAGGTGATTGAGCGTCAGCTGGCACACCGTGATCGCAACAAGGTGCGCCGTGCCTACAACCATGCCCAGTACATGGCAGAGCGTCATGATCTGATGCAATGGTGGTCGGACTATCTGGATGAACAGCTCGGGAAAGCACCAAAATAG